ACTTTCAAAGACCCGGTTTTCAAGCCATGCTTGCGGACATTGAAGCCGGAAAAGTCGGGACAGTTATCGTAAAGGATTATTGTGCGATAATAGGACTAAATCAGAAAGACCTTGAAAATCAAGGCATTCTGGCTTAGTCCCTTCTTTTTTTGACCGAAAACAAAGGACTTTCACAATAATCAAGCAAGCCGGAGGGTGCTGCTGCACACTTCCGGCAGAAGGAGGATATAGTGGGTGCTATCAAAGTCTTCTTGAAGGAGGTTCTGCTTCCAATCGCGCTTGCGTTCTGCCTCGCGTCATTTCTCAAGCCGATCTATATGCCTGACGGCGTATGTGACTACTTCCTTATGTGGATCTGCGTCGGCTTGCCATTCGGCATCCGGAGGATGTGCCTCTGGCTCGTTCCCAGCGGCTACGGTATCTCCGGCTCAGTCGGCATCTTCGCATTGAACTTAATCATAGGCGGTCTTATCGGAGGACTTGCCTTCTTCATCGGGCTGCTGCTCGGTGTCATTCATACCATCCGAGAAATCATCTGAACTACATCGTAAACGAAGAGGGTTTGTTTCTTCTCCAATTTGGAGTAAGAAGCAAACCCTCTTTTTTTGTTGCCCAAAAGCCGCAATATTTGCTGGCGATGCGGCGAAAGAAAGGAGTTTTTAAGCATGAAACGCATGACAGCCGGTGATCTGCAAGCACTGGAATTGCTGATGCAGACCACACCCGGCTTTGAGCATTATGACAGCGGTGTGGATGGCATTCTCCCTGAGTGCCGAAGCTGCCGTTTTCATCGTCCCTTCTGGAAATATCAGTCCTGCGTGTTTGCGGAGTGTCCCTACTGCTGCAATTCCGTTTCAACCCTCAAAAATCAAAGTGGCACATCTGATGCCGGAAAGGAAGCCAGTCATGGATAACAAAATCGAAATCTTCAAGAATGAACAGTTTGGTGAGGTAAGAACGATCCTCGAAGGAGAAAAAGTTCTGTTCTGTGCGGCAGATGTTGCAAAGGCACTCGGTTACACCAACCCGAACAAGGCGGTCAACGACCATTGCAGGGCTATAACGAAACGTTCTACCCCTATCAGCGGGAAAGTTCAGAGTATCAACTTCATCCCGGAAGGAGACGTTTATCGGCTAATTATTCGCAGCAAACTTCCTGCGGCTGAAAAGTTTGAACTGTGGGTATTTGATGAGGTCATTCCTACCATTCGCAAGACCGGCGGCTACATGACGGACTCCCTTCTGGAACGCATACAGAAGGAACCTGCGGTCATTGTGGAGTTTGCTCAGGCGTTGATTTTGGAAAAGAATCGCGTAAAGGCTCTTGAGTGTGAGCTGATCACGGCAAAGCCCAAAGCTGATTATTACGACGCCTTCATCAATCCGGATGACTGCACCAATATCCGAACGACGGCGAAGGAACTGAAAATCCCGGAGCGCAAGTTTGTCCAGTTCCTTCTCAAAGAAAAGTACCTGTTCCGCTCTCCTTCCGGGCAGCTACTTCCCTACAACAAGGACAGCAATGCCGGACTGTTCATCGTCCGCGATTTTGTGACGTTCTGCTACACCGGTTCTCAGACCTACTTCACGCCGAAGGGCAAGGAGGTCATCCGAATGAAGTTCCAGAAAAAGTGCGGCGAAGAACTGCTTTCCAAGATGGCAAGGTGATTTTCGTGGCAGTCTATCGCGTAAATAAAAATCGTGGCTATACCGTCATGGCGAACTTCCACCTCCGAGACAAGAGCCTGTCACTCAAGGCGGTCGGTCTTCTCTCAAAGATGCTCTCGTTCAATGATGGCTGGAAGTTCTCAACCAAGGGACTTTCTGCAATCTGCAAGGAAGGTCCGGATGCCATTCTCTCCGCGCTCCGTGAGCTTGAAAAGCACGGCTACCTTGTCCGGCACCGGCAGAGAGACGGTAAAGGCAGGATGAGCAGCACAATCTTTGAGATATACGAAGAGCCGCAGGAGTCCACGCCAGAACGGGAAATACCACACACGGAAAATCCATGTGTGGAGAAGCCAGATGTGGATAATCCACGCGGGGATAAGTCCGCACAAATAAATACTGATCAAGTAATTACCCAAGAAAGAAATACTCTCTCAAAGAACTATCAATCCATCAATCTTGATGGGATGGACAGGATGGATGAGCGAAGCGAGTATGAAGAGATTATCAAAGAGAATCTTGACTACGACATTCTCTGTCAGGATCCGAAGTTCGATAAAGACCGCTTCCGGGAGATCATGGACATCATGCTGGATGCCGTCTGTTCCACTGCACCGACCATCCGCATCAATGGCGAGGATATGCCGCAGCAAGTAGTCAAATCCCGCTTTCTCAAGCTGAATAGCAGCCACATTGAGTACGTTCTGGAAGCAATGAACAAGAACCCGTCAGACATCCGTAATATCCGGGCGTACCTGTTGACCGCTCTGTATAACGCCTCTCTGACGATAGACAATTACTACTCCGCCCTCGTCAATCATGATTTCTACGGGCAGGACAGATCGGCAGGGTCAAAGAAGCCGAAGACCTACGATTATAGCCTTTGTGAAGACACTCTTTAATGAATACCATCGTGAGCAATGCTCGGAAAGGAGGACAGTGTAAATGAAAAGCATCTATCGCCGGATTGTGCCGCCTTAGCTGAGGCAGCATTCCCTCAATCATTTCAAGGAAAGGAGGTATCACTGCAATGCAGGATGAAGTCAACACCAAAGTTGTTGCAATCATGATCAAGGGCGGCAAAATCTCTGCCGAGGTACTGAAAAAGGCGCTGGACAAGTTCGTTCAGGAGATCGAGAAGGCGCAGAAGCAGATGCAGCAGCCCAAAACCTTTCGCGGCAAGCAGTCCATCAAGCATCTGATGAGCCAGAATGCCGCTATCTCCAACATCGAAGTGACGGACGGCAACATTAAGTCCTTTGAGCGGACTGCCAGCAAATACGGTCTGGACTTTGCGCTCAAGAAGGACGTTTCTGTTGAGCCGCCCAGCTATCTTGTCTTCTTCAAGGGACGGGACGTTGATGTAATGACCGCCGCCTTCAAGGAGTTCTCCGCCAAGACGGTTAAGCAGAAGGAACAGCCGTCCATCCGGCACAAGCTGGATCAGGAGAAAGCCCAGAGCAAGGCGCAGCACAAGGAGAAAGTCAAGGTCAAGACCAAGGATCGGGGTGTGGAGCTGTGAACAAACCCGATGTGAAGAAGCTCATTCTTCTGAACCTCCCGTATGTCTTCACCTTCTACTTTGCGGATAAGATCGCCGCTGTGTTCCGTCTCGCCCCCGGCACGGAGTTCATCGACAAGCTGACAAACGGCTTTGCCGTGTTCGGCACTGCCTTTGCAAATCCGCTGCCCAGCTTTCATCCCGTCGATCTGCTCGTTGGTCTGTCGGCTGGCGTGTTGCTCAAGCTGGCGGTCTACGTCAAGGGCAAAAACCGCAAGAAGTTCCGGCAGGGCGAAGAATACGGATCTGCACGATGGGGCAAGCCAGAGGACATCAAGCCGTACATGGACCCGGAGTTCTCGAACAACGTCATCTTGACGCAGACGGAGTTCCTGACCATGAACAGCCGCCCGAAGCAGCCGAAATACGCCCGCAACAAAAATATCCTTGTCATCGGCGGTTCCGGCTCAGGCAAGACGCGCTTTTTCGTGAAACCAAACCTGATGCAGATGCACAGCAGCTACGTTGTGACCGATCCGAAAGGAACCGTGCTGGTGGAATGCGGCAAAATGCTTGAAAAGGGCGGCTACGTTATTAAGTCGCTGAACACCATCAACTTCCGGAAATCCATGCACTACAACCCTTTCAGCTACATCCGCAGCGAGAAGGACATCCTCAAGTTGGTCAATACGATCATCGTCAACACGAAGGGAGATGGCGATAAGTCCGGCGAAGATTTCTGGGTCAAGGCGGAAAAGCTCTACTACACAGCCCTCATCGGCTACATCTGGTACGAGGCACCCGACCACGAGAAAAACTTTACTACCCTACTCGAAATGATCAATGCCTCAGAAGCCAGAGAGGACGATGAGACCTTCAAGAACCCAGTGGATGTCATGTTCGATGAGCTGGAAGCCCGCGACCCTGACCACTTTGCGGTCAAGCAATACCGCAAATACAAGCTGGCGGCTGGCAAAACCGCTAAGTCGATCTTGATTTCCTGCGGTGCAAGGCTTGCGCCCTTCGACATTGCAGAGCTGCGGGAGCTGATGAGCTACGACGAGATGGAGCTGGACACCATCGGAGACCGGAAGACGGCGCTGTTCGTCATCATTTCCGATACCGATGATACATTCAATTTTGTCGTGGCAATCATGTATTCCCAGCTCTTCAACCTTTTGTGCGACAAAGCAGATGACGTTTACAACGGACGACTTCCCGTCCATGTGCGATGTCTGCTGGATGAATTTGCGAACATCGGTCAAATCCCGAAGTTTGATAAGCTCATCGCAACCATCCGTAGCCGGGAAATTTCGGCGTCAATCATCTTGCAGTCCCAGTCTCAGCTCAAGACCATCTACAAGGACGCGGCTGACACCATCACGGGCAACTGTGACTGCACACTTTTCCTCGGTGGAAAAGAAAAATCGACCCTCAAGGAAATCAGCGAGGTGCTGGGCAAGGAGACAATCGACCTTTACAACACCTCAGAAACCCGTTCCAACAACAACTCCTATGGCTTGAACTATCAGAAAACCGGCAAGGAACTGATGTCTCAGGATGAGATCGCCGTCATGGACGGAGCTAAGTGTATTTTGCAGCTTCGAGGCGTGAGACCTTTTCTCAGTAACAAATACGACATTACGAAGCATCCAAAGTACCGGCAGCTCTCCGACTATAACAAGCGGAACGCCTTTGACATCGAGAAGTACCGGCAGCACAAGCTGGTAGTCAAGCCCGATGACACATTCGACCTCTATGATATGGGCGAGGTCGAAGCGGATTAAAGCCCCGTCGCTGCACTGCGCAGTGGGTAAAGCCTGATGGCTCATCCCAAAGCAGAACAGCGACGGGGCTTCTTTTTTTATGCCCATTTTCAAAAATACACACTCAACTTTCATCGATTCAAGGAGGAAAATCTATGGCTTTTATCAATCAGGCTGTCACGGTTCTTCAGACGCTCGTTATCGCCCTCGGCGCAGGTCTCGCAGTGTGGGGTGTTGTCAACCTCATGGAAGGCTACGGCAACGACAACCCCGGCGCCAAGTCTCAGGGCATCAAGCAGCTCATGGCTGGCGGCGGTGTGGTGCTGATCGGCACGACCCTTATCCCCCTGCTCTCCGGTTTGTTCGGCTAATCCACGGCAAGCCCAGCTTAACCGAAGGGTGGTGAAATATTGGGCAGCATTTTAGAAAAGATCGAACAGGCTCTCAAGGATATGCTGATCGGATGGATCGAGAGCAACCTGACCAATATGTTCACCGATGTCAACGAGAAGGTAGGAACGATTGCCGCCGAGGTCGGTCAAACTCCGTCCGGCTGGAACGGCGGCGTGTACCAGATGATCCGGGGACTATCCGAAAACGTGATAGTCCCCATCGCTGGTATCATCATCACCTTTGTTTTGTGCTACGAGCTGATTTCCATGATCACCGAGAAAAACAACCTTCACGACATGGACACTTGGATGTTCTTCAAGTGGTTTTTCAAGGCGGCTGTGGCGATCTATCTCGTGACGCACACCTTTGACATCGTGATGGCAGTATTCGACATCGGGCAGAACGTAGTTTCCGGTGCAGCAGGAGTAATCCACGGCAACACCAGCATTGACATTGACGCGACGATTGCGCAGATGCGTACCGGCATGGAGAACATGGGCGTCGGAGAACTGCTCGGTCTGTCAATAGAAACGCTTCTGATCAGCTTGTGCCTCAAAATCATGGCGATCCTCATTACGGTCATTCTCTACGGGCGCATGATTGAGATTTACTGCACCGTGAGCATTGCGCCTATTCCCATCGCAACCATGAGCAACCGCGAATGGGGCAGCATCGGCACAAACTATCTGAAAGGCTTGTTCGCTCTGGCATTTCAGGGCTTCCTCATCATGGTCTGCGTCGGCATCTATGCGGTGCTGATCAACGGCATGATCATCGCAGACAACATTCATTCGGCTCTGTTCTCTGTGGCAGCGTACACGGTTATTCTGTGCTTCTCGCTGTTCAAGACCGGAAGCCTCGCAAAATCCATTTTCCATGCGCACTAAGGAGGTCGGCAGCATGAAGAAGTACAGCATCATCTACGCCGATCCCCCTTGGGCGTATCGGACTTACTCCAAGAAGGGACAGGGACGGTCGGCAGAAAGCCACTACCCGACAATGTGCATTGAGGACATCAAGGCACTTCCGGTCGGTGAGCTTGCCGCGAAGGACTGCGCCCTGTTTCTCTGGATCACGTTCCCGTGCCTCTGTGAAGCACTCGAAGTGCTGACGGCATGGGGCTTTTCTTATAAGACCGTGGCTTTTGTATGGGTGAAGCAAAACCGCAGGAACGATGACCTCTTTACCGGCATGGGGTACTGGACAAGGGCAAACGCCGAAATCTGCATCCTTGCTACAAAGGGACACCCGAAGCGAGTTGACGCCGGTGTGCGTCAGGTCATCCTCAGCCACATCGAAGAGCATTCCAAAAAGCCGGATGAAGCGCGGGAGCGCATTGTTCGGCTCATGGGAGACCTTCCCCGCGTAGAGCTTTTTGCCCGTCAGTCTCCCGAAGGCTGGGATGTTTGGGGCAACGAGGTCGAATGCACGGCGCATCTTCCTATGGAGGAAACACCATGCTGCGGCTAAAACCCATCTCTCTTCGTGACGCCAACGAGTATGTCCGGCAGCATCACCGGCATCACAAGCCGGTTGCCGGTCACAAGTTTTCCATCGGCTGTGAAGCAGACGGTGAGCTGGTCGGCGTAATCATCGCCGGGCGTCCTGTCAGCCGGTATCTGGATGACGGCTTCACGTTGGAGGTCACAAGGCTATGCACCAATGGCGCAAAGAACGCTTGCAGCTTTCTCTACGGCGCGGCGGCAAGAGCTGCTGCGGCTATGGGCTATAAGCGCATCATCACCTACACGCTGGAAAGTGAAAACGGTGCAAGCCTTCGGGCTTCCGGCTGGATCTGTCAAGGCAAAGCGGGTGGGCTTCGCTGGACGGGCAAGCGTCAGCCGAAGGAGGATCAATATCCCGCACAAATGAAGCTGCGCTATGAAAAGCAGCTCGGAAAGGAGGAAACAGTCAATGGCATTTGTTCCGGTCCCGAAGGATCTTAACCGCGTCAAAACGAAGGTCATGTTCAACCTGACTAAGCGGCAGCTCGTTTGTTTTTCCATCGCTGCGGCAGTCGGCGTCCCGATCTTCTTTCTGGCGAAGGCGCATCTCGACTTATCTACGGCGGCAATGCTGATGGTGGTCATCATGCTCCCGTTCATCTTCTTCGCGCTTTATGAGAAGGATGGTCAGCCCGCCGAGAAGTATCTGTACCACATCGTACAGTCCATGTTTATCCGGGACAAGGTGCGTCCCTATCGCACAAACAATCTCTACGCTGAAATTCAGCAGAAAATCAAAGAACAGGAGGAATTGCAGCTTGAACAACAGCACAGCAAAGGCAAAGCCTAAGATGACGGTCAAAAACGGCGTCGTTTACGGCGATGCCCTTTCCGCTCAGGAAAAGAAGCGGATCGTCATGCAGAAGAAAAAGGACAGGAAGGCAAAGAAAGTCCGCAAGTCCGCCCAGCAGACCATTCCCTATGTGGAGATGTGCCGCGACGGTATCTGCAAGGTAAACAGCCGCCTCTACACGAAGTCCATCGCCTTTGAGGACATCAATTACCAGCTTGCACAGAACGAGGACAAAACTGCCATCTTTGAAGCATGGTGCGACTTTCTGAACTACTTTGACAGTTCGATTTTCGTCCAGCTCTCCTTCATCAATCAGAAGGCAAGTCTCAATGAGTTCCGCAAGCGCATCAACATTCCGGCACAGGAGGACGCTTTCAACGACATCCGCTCTGAGTATTCCGGAATGCTGCAAAGTCAGCTCACCAAGGGCAACAACGGACTGGTCAAGAAGAAGTACATCACCTTCGGCATTGAGGCGGACTCCCTCCGCACGGCAAAGCCGAAGCTCGAACGCATTGAAACCGACATTCTCAACAACTTCAAAACCCTCGGTGTGAGGACGGAACCGCTGTCCGGCTACGAGCGGCTGAAAGTGCTTCATGATGTGTTTAACATGGACACCAATGAGCCGTTCCGCTTTTCCTTCGATATGGTTGCACGGACGGGACTCAGCACAAAGGACTTCATCGCGCCCACTTCCTTTGACTTCCGTGAAGGTAAGTGCTTCAAGATGGGAAAAACCGTCGGCGCGGTGAGCTTTCTCCAAATCCTCGCGCCGGAACTCAATGACCGTATGCTTGCCGACTTCCTTGAGATGGACAGCAACATCACGGTCAATTTTCATATCCGGACGATTGACCAGGCGAAGGCAATCAAGAGCATCAAGTCGAAGATCACCGACCTCGACAAGATGAAGATTGAAGAGCAGAAAAAGGCAGTCCGCTCCGGCTACGATATGGACATCATCCCGTCCGATCTTGCCACCTTCGGCGGTGAGGCAAAGCGTCTGTTGCAGGATCTCCAGACCCGCAATGAGAGACTGTTCCTCGTGACCATCCTCATCATGAACACAGCAACCAACCGCCAGAAGCTCGAAAACGCGGTGTTCCAGACCGCCGCCATTGCCCAGAAGTATAACTGTGCGCTCAAGCGTCTCGACTTCCAGCAGGAGGAAGGGCTGATGTCCTCTCTGCCTATCGGCGTCAATCAGGTGGAGATTGAGCGCGGACTGACCACTTCCAGCACGGCGGTTTTCGTGCCGTTCACCACGCAGGAGCTTTTTCAGGGCGGCGAAGCTCTCTACTACGGGCTGAATGCGCTGTCAAACAACATGATCATGGTTGACCGCAAGCGGCTCAAGAACCCCAACGGGCTGATCTTGGGTACGCCCGGTTCCGGTAAGTCCTTCTCCGCAAAGCGCGAAATGACGAACGCCTTCCTCATCACGGAGGATGACATCATCGTCTGCGACCCCGAAGCCGAGTATTTCCCCCTCGTGAAGAAACTCGGCGGTCAGGTCATCCGCATCTCGCCGGTCAGCACGGATTACATCAATCCGCTGGACATCAACACGAACTACTCCGAAGAGGAAAACCCGCTGACGCTGAAATCTGACTTCATCCTCTCCATGTGTGAGCTGATTGTCGGCGGCAAGGACGGCTTGCAGCCGGTTGAGAAGACCATCATTGACCGCAGCGTCCGCATGGTCTATCAGGAGTTTCTTGCAGACCCCAAGCCGGAAAAAATGCCGATCCTTGAAGACCTCTACAACATTCTGAGAAATCAGAAGGAACCGGAGGCACAGCGCATCGCAACTGCCCTTGAAATCTATGTTCACGGCTCTCTGAACGTCTTCAATCACAGAACGAATGTGGATGTCAACAACCGCTTCGTCTGCTATGACATCCGCGAACTCGGCAAGCAGCTCAAGAAGCTCGGTATGCTGATTGTGCAGGATCAGGTTTGGAACAGGGTCACAATCAACCGCGCCCAGCACAAGGCTACCCGCTACTACATGGACGAGTTTCACCTTTTGCTGAAAGAGGAACAGACCGCCGCGTACAGCGTGGAAATCTGGAAGCGTTTCAGAAAATGGGGCGGCATCCCGACCGGCATCACCCAGAACGTCAAGGACCTGCTTGCATCCCGCGAGGTAGAGAACATCTTTGAAAACTCGGATTTTGTCTACCTTCTGAATCAGGCGTCCGGAGACCGGCAGATTCTCTCGAAGGCGCTGAACATCTCGCCCAGCCAGCAGAACTACATCACCAATTCCAATGCCGGTGAGGGGCTGATCTTCTACGGCTCGACCATCGTTCCCTTCAAGGACGATTTTCCGAAGGACACTCAGCTCTACCGCATCATGACCACCCGCTTAGAAGAAACCACACAGAACTGATAGGAGGATTTTGAATATGGATAAGAACTTCAACCTTGAGAATGACAAGAACATCATCGCAGAAGTCAGCGGTGTTCCCGTGAATACCACGTTCGGCAGCATCACCAAGCCGATTGACCTTCTGCTTGAGATCATCGACATGAGCGCCGATCTCATCGCGCTCATCCGCGAGGAAACCGAACTGAAAAAGCATCACCGCGCCTACCTCCACGTTCATGAGGAACTGGAGGACTGCGCCGACGAGATGGCAGCGCGTATGCAGGAGATTTTCGACGAGACCACCGACTGCGTGATCGGACTGATGAAGGATGTTCACGAGACCTTCCGTGTCCGCAAGCAGGAAGCGGCGGAGGACGATGCCGATACCGTCACCATCGCCAAGGAAGACTACGAGACCATGATCGACGATCTGCTCACGATGTCCGAAATCATTCAGTGCGTCGCAGATATGCGCACGCAGGATGTGAAGGCAATCCGCGAGTTCGGCAAGTTCGTCCCCGCCTTTGCCGCCTTTGAGAAGAACCGCCTGAGCCTCTATCGTGAGGCGGCGAAGGAAGCCGAGGAAATCTTCGACCGTTGGGCGGACGAGATTGACGATCTCGACGAGGGCTTCACGGAAGATGAGGATTACGAGCCGGACGAGTATTACTCCGACTGATGCCCATTGAAATGTTGTCGGGTTTTACAGCCAACATTTCAATGGAAACACAAATCCAACAGAACAGGAGGTACACCACCATACAACTTGACATCATTCATACCGGCGATTGCTTTGAAATCCTGAAAACTCTGCCCGATGACAGCGTTCATTGCTGTGTGACGTCCCCTCCGTATTACGCGCTCCGTGATTACGGCATGGATGCTCAGATCGGCAGAGAGACAACGCCGAAGGAATATATCTCGCGCCTGACGGAAGTGTTTACCGAAGTCAGGCGCGTTTTACGCCCAGACGGTACGCTCTGGCTGAACATCTCGGACACCTACGCTGGAAAGGGCAATCAGGGTGATTTTGTTGACCCGAAGAACCCCAACGGCAGAAACGGTCAGGCTGTGGCTCTCAACAACAAGGTTGAGGGCTGCAAGCCGAAGGACATGATCGGTATTCCGTGGATGCTGGCTTTTGCCCTCCGCGATACCGGCTGGTATCTGCGCAACGACATCATCTGGATGAAGGATAACCCCATGCCGGAGAGCGTCAAAGACCGCTGCGCCCGCTGCTACGAGCATATTTTCCTGTTCTCCAAGTCGAAGAAGTATTTCTTTGACTACAAGGCGATCTCAGAGCCGATTGCTCCCGCAACGGCAGAACGCCTCAAGCGCGGCATGAAGGGCGGCAACAAATACGGCAAGCCCGTTCCCGGTCAGCCCCAGCCGCAGTCCATTAACCTCCCCCGTGAGCATGGTGAGATCAAGGACAGTGACATCAATCCGCTCCGCAATAAGCGCGATGTCTGGAAGATCAACACTGTTCCCTTCAAGGGTGGTCACTATGCCGCCTACCCTCCGAAGCTGGTTGAGACCTGTCTTCTCGCCGGTTGTCCCGAAGGCGGCATTGTGCTTGACCCGTTCATGGGAAGCGGCACAACCGGCATGGTTGCCTCACAGATGGGGCGTCATTTCATCGGCATCGAGCTGAATCCGGCGTACACCGAGCTTGCCTACAAGCGGATTGGAGGTGAAATCTGATGTCCAAGGAACCGGAACTCAAAGCCCGTGACAAGGTGGTCGTGCGGATGACGCGGGAGGGCGCGGTTGAGGAAAACCTGACGGCTGGCACCGGGCAGAGAGTGTCAAAACGGCTGGAAGATGCGGAGCTGGTGAAGCCCGGTGAGACAGTCGAGCCTTCCGAAGCTCCTTCTGCGGAGGAACAGAAAAAGGTGCAGATGCGCCGTCAACAGCGTCAGTTTCAGGCGGAACACACCGAGGATAACGACACTAAGCCGCCCTCGGAAACGTCCGTCACAGAAGAGAAAAAGGCAGAAAATCCACCCCAGAATGCACCCGAACCGCTGCCCGCGTCAGAGACTCCGTTCAAGCCTCCTGCTTTGGAGCAGCACGGCGTTTCTTCTCATACCGGCACGGTGATTGCCAAAACGGTTGTCACGCACAAGCTGCGCAAGACCTCTGCGGTTGAAGCCGTGGATGCAGACACCGTTCTCTCTCAAGCGGCGGAGACTGCCTCTGCGAAGCCGGTCTCGGACGATGCCGTCCCGCCCACGAAGCGGATGCAGAAGCTCGAAAGAAAATCTGAGAAGGCGCATGGTCGGCTGGATGCCGCCCGTGAAAAGCTGCCCACGCACAAGGTTCTCAAGAAAGAGCGCGTCTTTGATGAGGAAACCGGCAAGGGCAAAACCCGCCTTCATTTTGAAGATGAGCTGAAAAAGCCGAAGGGCAAGGGCAAGCTGCAATTTGAAGCAGATAAAACCGTCCGCAAGGTCGGTGACACCCTTGCTTCCGGCATTCACGGCAAAATCCATGAGGTCGAGCAGGAAAACTCGGCGGTCGAGGGGGCGCACAAAGCAGAGATTGTCGCAGAGACCGCCGCAAGGCATTTCCGTCATCATCGGGAAAACAGCATCAACAAGCCTTATGAGAAGGTCTCCAAGCTGGAACATAAGGCGGATGCTGCGGATGCAAAGCTCCAATATGAGAGAAATCAGCAGGAGCATCCTGAGATGAAGAAGCAGAACATGAACAAGCACTATCAGAAGCAGAACATCAAGAAGGAATATGCCGCCGCTCGAAATGCCGGTTCTCAGACTGCCGGGACTGCCACAAAGAATACCGGCAAGAAGCTCGGTGAGAAGGTGTCCGACAAGATCAAGGAGTTCTTTGAGAAGAACAAGAAGGTCTTCATCTGGATCGGAGTCGGAATTGCCCTTCTCGTTCTGCTCGGTGCCGGAATCAGCTCGTGTTCGATGCTCACCTCTACCGGTTCGTCGGTTATCGCTTCCTCCTATCTCAGCGAGGATGATGCGATGCTGGGCGCAGAAGCGCAGTATTGCCAAATGGAGCAGGAGCTGCAACGCTATCTCGACACCTACGAAAGCACTCACAACTACGATGAATACCACTTCGATCTGGATGATATTGAGCATGACCCGTATGTGCTGATCTCCATTCTCTCGGCTCTCCACGAGGGCGAGTTCACGCTGGATGAGGTGCAGGGTACGCTCCAAATGCTGTTTGAAAAGCAGTACATCCTCACCGAAGAGGTTATCGTCGAAACCAGATACCGCACGGAGACCGACACATGGACGGACGCAGACGGCAACACGCACACGGAAACCTATCGCGTCCCGTATGACTACTACATCTGCAACGTGAAGCTCGAAAACTTCAATCTCTCCCATGTCCCGGTCTACATCATGTCTCAGGAACAGCTTTCCATGTACGCAACGTATATGTCGGTGCTGGGCAACCGCGAGGATCTGTTCGGTGACTCTCCCTATGTGGACAAGTACATCACCAATCCTCCCGCCGACTACGATGTCAACCCGGAATACCTGAACGACGAGAAGTTTGCAGCGCTGATTACCGAGGCGGAAAAGTATCTCGGCTACCCGTATGTTTGGGGCGGCTCCAATCCCGACACGTCCTTTGACTGCTCCGGCTTTGTCAGCTATGTTCTCACGAACAGCGGTCTTGTGAATACCGGACGGCTGGGCGCACAGGGGCTTTACAATGTCTGTACGCCGGTTTCAAAGGCGAATGCACAGCCCGGTGATCTTATCTTTTTCGTCGGGACGTATGACACCCCCGGTGTATCTCACGTCGGCATTTATGTCGGTGATGGGGTCATGATCCACTGCGGCGATCCCATTCAGTACGCATCCATCAATTCTTCCTACTGGCAGTCTCATTTCTATGCCTTCGGAAGACCTGCCTATTAAAAGAAAGGAGTTTTTCATGAATCCCAAGTATCAGAAGGTCCTCTCTGACATTGAGAAGGCTGAAAAGAAAAAGACCGAAATCGAAGGACAGCTCAAGGAGCTGTACGACAAGAAGACAGAGCTGGAAAACCTTGAAATCATCAATACCGTGCGCTCTATGGTGATGGACAAGGATCAGATCATGGCGTTCCTGTCTTCCATGAAGGGCGGCAACAAGCCCACCGAAAATACGGAGGTAATCGACAATGCGTAAGAAATTTCGTTTTCTGACCGTCCTTGCGGTCTGCGTCATGGTTCTGTCCTGCTTCTCGGTCACGGCGTTTGCCTACGCCGATGATACCGAACAGAACCTTCCCGTCACGGAGGCAACCCAGCCCGAACAGCAGCCCGCAATCACTCCCACGCCGGAAAAGCCGAAGAGTGAGCCGATTGACGATGAGGGCAACGCCTACACCCGCGACTTGCTCTATGACAAGGCAACCAACAAGCAGTTCATCACTGTCCAGACGAAAAGCGGCAACACCTTCTTCATTGTCATCGACTACGATGCGCCCATCAACGAGGATGAGGAACAGTATCAGACGTACTTCCTGAACATGGTCGATGAAAGCGATCTGCTTGCGCTGTTGGATGAAGATACTGCGGCTGCTCTGACTACCTGTAACTGCAAGGAAAAATGCGCTGCCGGTCAGGTCAACACCGACTGCCCGGTCTGCAAGACCAACATGAGCGAATGCACCGGCACAGCCCCCGTTACACCTGAGCCGGATAAGGATGCGGAAACCGATGTCCCCGCGCCCAAGCCCGAAAAGAAGTCCAACATCGGCATGATCCTCGTCATCTTTGCCCTTGCCGGTGCTGCGGGTGCAGCTTATTACTACATCAAGTTCGTCAAGGGCAGAAAGCTCAAGGATGAGGATATGGACTTCTTTGATGATGAAGGCTACGAGGAAGAGCCGTATATCAACGAGGATGAAGAGCCGCAGATTGCGGAGGATGCTGAAACGGATGGTGATGAAGATTGATCTTAGTCATTGCTGAAAAGCCCAGCGTTGCCCAGTCCATCGCAAAGGTGTTGGGCGCGACGTCCCGCAAGGACGGCTACATGGAGGGCGGCAATTACATCGTTTCGTGGTGCTTCGGTCATCTGGTGGAGCTGGCAGACGCCAGCTCCTACGATGAGCGGTATGCAAAGTGGCGGTATGACGATCTGCCCATTGTTCCGGAAAGCTGGATGTTTGAGGTCACGAAGGACAAAGCACAGCAGTTCAAGGTACTGTCCGCTCTCATGAAGGACAAGCGCGTCACCGAGCTGGTCTGCGCAACCGATGCAGGACGCGAGGGTGAGCTGATCTTCCGGCTGGTCTACAACAAAGCCGGATGCACCAAGCCCTTCAAGCGTCTGTGGATCAGCTCGTTGGAGGACTCCGCCATCCGCGAAGGCTTCAATCATCTCCGGGACGGCAAGGAATATGACCGTCTCTATGAAGCGGCACTCAGCCGCTCGAAGGCGGACTGGATTGTCGGCATCAACGGCACCCGCCTTTTCACCACGCTCTATCACAAGAAGCTGGTGGTCGGGCGCGTTCAGACGCCGACCCTTGCAATGCTGGTGGAGCGTGACGGGAAAATCTCTACGTTCCAAAAGGAGAAGTATTTCAACGTCCACGTCGGCAAGGGCGATCTGACCGGCGATCTGGAAAAGGTCAAAACCGAAGAGGAAGCAAAAAGAATTGCGGCGGCTTGCGAGAAAAAGCAAGCCGTCGTTTCTTCTCTCAAGCGGGAAACGAAGACGGTCAATCCTCCGAAGCTCTATGATCTGACCACCTTGCAGCGCGAGGCAAACCGATACTACGGCTTCACCGCCCAGCAGACGCTCGATCTCGTCCAGACGCTCTACGAAAAGAAGCTCCTGACCTATCCGCGCACGGACAGCCAGTTTATTACGGACGATATGGAGGACACCGCCCGTCAAGTCATTTCCATCGTCTACCACCAGCTTCCGCTTTTCTCCGACGTTTCGGTTACTCCGGACATTGCCCGCGTAACCGACAACAGCAAGGTCACAGATCACCACTCTATTCTCCCCACCGTCCTGCTCGAAAAGCAGGATGTTTCGGCGCTCCCTCAGTCAGAGCAGAAAATCCTCAATCTTGTTGGGATGCGCCTTCTGTGTGCGACCGGCGAGAAGCACACCTACGCAGAAACGCAAATCACGCTCTCTTGCGAGAGCTATACGTTCAAAACCAAGGGCAAGACCGTCATTCAAAACGGCTGGAAAGCCATCGAAGAGCTGTTCAAGGCTTCCCTCAAGGCGAAGGAAAAAGACGATCCCGTGAAGTCCCTGCCCGAAGTCCATGAGGGCGATGTTCTGGACAGCGTATCTGCCAGTGTCACCGAACACTTCACAACGCCTCCAAAGCAGTACACGGAAGACACGCTCCTGTCTGCGATGGAGACTGCCGGAAACGATCAGTTCGACGATGACACCGAGAAGAAAGGTCTCGGCACTCCCGCGACCCGCGCCGGTATCATTGAGAAGCTGGTGAAATCCGGCTTTGCAGAGCGCAAAGGCAAATCCCTCATTCCCACAAAGGACGGCTGCAACCTCGTCTGTGTTCTGCCGGAACAGATCACGTCTCCCACAATGACTGCGGAATGGGAAAACACGCTCATGGAGATTGAGCGCGGCAATGCGGATGCGGACGCCTTCCTCAGCGGCATTGTCCAGATGACCGGGGATCTCGTGAAAGCCTACCCGTTTCTCTCCGATGCCGAAGCCCAGCGTTTCGGCACGGGGAAAGAGGAAATCGGCAAATGCCCCCGCTGCGGCTCTCCGGTCTATGTCGGCAAGGGCAACTTCTACTGCTCGAACAAGGAATGCTCCTTCTGCCTGTGGGAAGACAATAAGTTCTTTTCCAGCAAGAAAAAGAAGCTGACCAAGAAGATCGCAAAGGAGCTGCTGGACAAGGGCTGGTGCCGAGTGACCGGGCTTTACACGCCGAAGAAGCCTCAGCTCTACGATGCGGTGATCCGTCTGGATGACAGCGGCGGCAAATACGTCAGCTTCAAGATGGAGTTTGACCGATGACCCGCCCGAAGTATATTGCCTCTTGCAGCGGAGGCAAAGACAGCGTAGCGACGCTCCTGCTGGCTGCACAGCACAATGAGCCGCTGGACGAGGCGGTTTTCAGCGAGGTCATGTTCGACAAGGATACAAGCGGCGAAGTCCCGGAACACCGGGACTTCATCTATGACCGGCTCAAGCCCTTCTGCGAAAAGGAGCTGGGCATCAAGTTCACCATTCTCCATGCAGACAAGACCTACGATGATGTGTTCCATCATGTCATCACTCGCGGACCGCATAAGGGAGAGGTTCGCGGTTTCGCATGGGCTGGTATGTGCGCGGTCAATCGAGACTGCAAAATCCCGCCCGTCCGCAAGTACAATGCCGCACTCTCGCCGGACACGGTGAGCTATGTCGGCATCGCGGAGGATGAGCCAAAACGCCTTGCTCGTCTGGATGGAGTAACGAAGGTCAGTCTGCTTGCCAAATACGGCATGACCGAGGCGGACGCCTACAAGCTCTGTACGGAACACGGGCTGCTTTCCCCGATCTACGCTCACTGCCGGAGAAACGGCTGCTGGTTCTGTCCCAACGCAAGCGACGAAGAGCTACTGCACATGATTACAAAACACCCGGAGCTGTTTGACCGGCTGATTGAATGGGAGAACGAGGATAACATCTTCCATCGTCGGATGACGCGCAGAGAAACCCCATCTGAGGTAAAGGCTCGTTTATTGAGCAAATCTCAGACGGGGTTTTCTTCTTCCCGAAGCAAATACGAAATGGAGGTTTGAGATGGCTGAAAACAGAAATGCACAGCAAGTCCGCGAAATTACGGACAAGCTGGAACAGGGCATCAAGGAGCTTTTTGAATCCGAGCGTTTCAAGGAATATCTCCGCACGATGTCCAAGTTCTACAACTATTCCTTCAACAACACGCTGCTCATTGCGATGCAGAAGCCGGAGGCAACCTATGTTGCCGGTTATACCTCGTGGCAGCGCAACTTCGACCGACAGGTCATGAAGGGCGAAAAGGGCATCAAGATTCTTGCACCCGCACCGTACAAGGCGCAGGAAGAGCGCGAGAAGATTAACCCCGTGACACAGAAGCCGGTGATCGGCGCAGATGGGAAGGCTGTCACGGAAACAGTCGAGGTTCTGCGTCCCGCCTTCAAGGTGGTAAGCGTCTTTGATGTTTCTCAGACGGACGGCAAGGAGCTTCCGGACATCATCGTCGATGAGCTGAAAGGCACCGTCGAGAACTACGAGGCGTTCTTCGATGCGCTCAAGCAGGAATCTCCCGTTCCTATTTCCTTTGAGGATATTCCGGGCGGCGCAAAGGGATTCTTCTCGCCGGTTGAAAGCCGCATTGCCATTCAGGAGGGTATGAGCGAAATCCAGACGGTCAAAACCGCCATTCACGAGATTGCTCATGCCAAGCTACACGCCGTCAAGCCGGATGAGAAAACCGCCCCCGAAGACAAGAAGGATCGTCACACCAAAGAGGTTGAGGCAGAAAGCGTAGCCTACACGGTTTGTCAGCGTTACGGCATTGAAACCTCGGACTACTCCTTTGGCTACATCGCCGGTTGGTCTTCCGGCAAGGAGACCAAGGAACTGAAAAGCTCTCTGGACGCCATCCGCAAGACGGCGGCTGAGATGATCGAGGGTATTGACGCCAAGCTCAAGGTGCTGCTGGCAGAGAAAGCACAGTCCGCAGAGAAGGAAAACGAAATGCCCGCAGAGCCGATGTCGGAAGTCCCCATTTACCGTGAGACGGCAAATTACGCCTATGAAGCCGGTGAGATGGAAGCATATCGTGCCTCCCTTGCTGCAAACGAGGAATGCCGCAGAGCGATTGAAGCGGCGATCAGCTCCAACTACGGAGATAACCGGCTGGATGCGGATGCTGCCGTAAAAAGTGTCCTTGAGCAGTTCTCTCCGGAGCGCGTCCGGTATGTCCTCGCAAACACCATTCAGCAGAAAGACTTTGACGGGCGCATTCCCCAGCCCCTCAAGGAATGGGCGAAGAACGTTGAGGTCTGCCCTGAGAACGCCTCCCGCTTCCTTGTGGATAAACCCAATCCCGGACTGACCGCCCTTTTCGTCGATGCGTTTCGTCAGCAGACCGAAGCTCAAAAGGATGTCACTTCTGAGAAGGCAACGGAAAGAGACCCGGAGGTCGTTGCGTGGGAGAACGATGAGATTACCTCTATCGAGGTAAAAACCGTGGAGGTCAAGCCTCCCGTTGTCCCCTTGCCGGAGGAAGCAGCGAAAGCACCGAAGGCACACCGCCTGACTGCCGAAGAGAAGGAAATCAAAGCCGCCGTCATGGACACGCTCAAGGGGCAGATTGCCTATAACAATGACGGTATGCGGGCGTCCTATCGCGCCTCTAACCATTCCTTCAATCTGCTGGCACGGAACGGCGTCAGGATCGAGGGCAACACGGTCACGCAGAACGGTGAGCCGCTGTTCAAAATCCATCGCCGTCATGCGGCGCGGAAAACACAGGGCTGCTACCGTGAGCTGATGCCGACGCTGGAATACGTCAAGCAGGAGCAGAAGCAGGAAAAGCCCTCTATCCGCGATCAGCTCAAAGCTGCCGCGAAAACGCAGCCGGAGAAGAAGTCCCCGGTCAAATCCAAAACACACGACATGGAGTTGTGAGAAAGGAGAAGCATGAAGAAATACACAGACGTTGACATCGTTGCGGAGCTGCAGAAGCTTGTGGATAGTCATGTAGACAGCTACAAGGAAGACTTCGACATCGACAAGCGCATCATCCGCCGCGCCGCCGAAAGCCAGAATCCCGAAGACAAGACGCTGATGTGGTTCTGCCGTCCGCATGGGACGCACTGCCTCAATGAAAATCAAGTCTTTATTCAGGGAACGCGAGATCACAACACCTTCCGCTTTTACGCGGAACAGACCTACGACGAGTGCATTGCTCGTGTCATTGTCCCGAAAGCCGTTAAGCGCGGCAAGGTCTTCGGAGATGTCTTTGAGATCAACTACCGGGAACAGGCGGCAAGCGTAGCGCAGAACTCGGTTGCGCCGGATCACGACCGGCTGACCTTTGCAGATGGCTTTGTGCTGGACGCACCCTGCCGCAGCAGCTTCGATGCAGCAATGACTCTGGTCGGTGAGCATGGCGGCGTCAAAACCCACCAGACGCTCCCAAAGGACGCGGATGCTCTGACAGAAGTGCTGTCTAAGCAGAAAAGCCGCCGTGACAGACTGCCGGAGGCAGAGAGGACAGAGGTGCTTTCGCCTCTGCCCATCTCTGAACTCCGCAAATACGAAGCAGTCAAAAAGGCGCATCCCGATGCGCTGGTCTGCTTTGCCCAGAACGGCTATTTTGAGCTGTACGGCAAGGACGCGGAAAAAGCCGCGCCATTGCTCGGCACGAAGCTCCTTGAGAAGAAGGTACGCGGCAAGCCCTCCATGCCGGTGACCGGCTTCCGTGAAGCTGCGTGGGGAGCAGCATCAAAGAAGCTCTGGCAGTCCGGCGTAGATGTCTTTCTCAGCAAGGACGGCGAGACCTTCAAGGAACTCAAAGCCGCAGATTACATTCCTGTCGGCGCGACGCTGAATGTGGACGGAATCAAGTGCAGAATTGACGCGGTTGATTTTGCTGCCGATGAAGTCCGACTGACCAACATTGAGGACAAGAACCGCCCCATCCGCTTTTCTGAAAGCATCCAGTATGTCCGCTCCTATGTGGAGGATGCCGGGACTGCCATCTACGACACCATCCCGAAAAAGCCCGCTGCCCGTGAATCCATCCGCGACAAGCTGAAATCCGCGCAGAAAGCACAGACGCCCCACACACCGAAGCCGCAGAAAAACAAAGGAAAGGATATGGAACTCTGATATGAAAAACTTTACCGTGGAAGAAACCAACCTGATGTGCTGTTTCAACACGTCCAGCCGGAAGCGGCTGATCGACGATATGAAGAGCGTCACCCTGAACGACATGGACGGCGAGATCGCAGAGCTGATGTACAAAACCGTCCGGAAGCTCGAAGCCATGACCGACGCGGAGTTTGAGGAACTGTATATCATGCCGGACGGCATGGTGGATGACTGAAAGGAGGATGCCTATGCCCGTATTAGACGGTAATTTTGAAGCCTTCGTCACGAACCTTGGCAAGTACAACGAGGGTATGCTGGTCGGTGAGTGGATGAAGCTGCCCACCACCGAAGAAGAGATGCAGAAGGTCTTTGAGCGCATCGGAATCGGCAAGCAGGATGAGTTCGGTCAGCCCTATGAAGAGTGGTTTATCACCGACTACGAATGCCCGATCTACGGTGTTCAGAAGATGCTTGGCGAGTACGAGAGCCTTGATAAGCTCAACTACCTTGCCGCTTTGATTGACGAGCTTTCCCTGAGCGATCAGGAAAAGCTCGTTGCCGTTATGGAGGCTGGCTGCGATGAGGTCAGCGATATTGACGATCTCATCAACCTGACGTTCAATCTGGACTGCTACGACATTATGCCCGGCATCAACGACGAATCCGACCTCGGCTATTATTACGCCCACGAAGCCGGTATCTACTCTGAAAAGGATCTCGGTCCTCTGGCAAACTACATCGACTATGAACGCTATGGGCGCGACATTGCGATGGATGAGCAGGGACGCTTCACCGACGAGGGCTATGTCCGTGTTGCAAGCGAACGCTGGGACAGGCAGTTTGACGGTGAGCTTGATGATATTCCCGACGAATACCGGATTACCGGCTCAGGGAAAGCCGCCGAGCGTGACAGCACCATTGCCGTTCTCATCGTTGAGCCGGGCAAGGAGCCTTATGTGAAGGAGATTGACCCGGATCTCAAGTCCTTGCAGCATGAGGTCGGCGGCTACATCGAGGCAATTTATCCCTACGAAGACCCGGTTGCCTTAGTCTGTAATGAGGAAGGCAAGCTGGAAGGTCTGCCACTGAACCGCGCTCTGCGTGATGAGGACGGTGACATCTACGACGTTGTTGCCGGAACATTCATGGTAGTTGGCTTGACGGATGACAGCTTCGGCTCTCTGACCGTAGAGCAGATGCAGAAGTTCTCCGACCTCTTCAAAGTTCCGGAGCAGTTTGTCAAGCTGGGCGATAAGATTGTAGCGATTCCCATGATCTCGAAGGAACAGCAGAAGCAGGAGAGCGTTGAGCAGAAGGACTTTGAGATGAATGCCGATACCTCCGGTCTGACGGTTGCCGGTCACATCGGGACGTGGCACACCATTGACCAGCACGAAATCGGCGGTCACAGCTTTTACCTTATGGAGCATGACACCTACGGCGATGAGGCGGCTTGCATCATTGTCGATGAGCGCGGTAAGCTCGTCCTTGATGATGTCTACAACGGCTTTGACAATGACACGCTCCGCCTTCTCGACCTTGAGGTCAAGGAAGTGCCGGAAATGCCCGATCCCGCGCTCTCCGTTCAGGATATGAAGGACTACGGCTACGCATGGGCTGGCGTTCTTCCCGCCGGTCAGGAGGCGGCTGAGAAGGCTTTGGAGAAGGGCTGCGAGGTTTACCGTCTATATTCCGATAATACCGAGGGCTTGTGCGTGGATGTCAAGGAGATTGCCGATCATGCGGCAAAGGGCGGAATGCTCGGTATCAGCAAGGAAAGCTGGATGGCGGCTCTTGAGAAGGAAAACTACCTCAAGGCGGCGGAGATGTCGATGGAGGATGACTACGGCATGATTGATGGGATCATCAACAACGGTCCGAAGGAGGACAAGACCCTTGATGCCAAAGCCCCCGAAAGGGTTGAAAAGTCCTCCATCATGGACAGGCTCAAGTCTGCAAAGGCTGAAAAGCAGAAGGAATGCTGCCCTCCCCAAAAGCACAAAGGAGAGATTGAGCTGTGAGCAGAAGTCATAAATGGAGACAGGAGTGGTCGTTCTTCATCGGGGACAGCGGACGCCGGAAGTATAACCGCTTCTGCGTCCGCTGCGTCCATAGCTGCAAGCAGAGTTTCCGTGCCGATCTCATCGCCTGTCCGCACTTCTCCCGCAAGGCATCGAGGTGTAGACAGTTAGGGGTCGAAAAAGCCTGTGATTGCAAGCCTCAGAGCGACGAGGAATGACCGCCCAGTGTGATTATATTCCCCGCACAGTTCCAGCAATAGAGCGAGAATAAGGGTCGATTTCGGCACTTGTTTGAATGCCCGGAAAACAAACCAAGAGCCTCTGTCGATGCCCGTTTTGGGTGTCGGCAGAGGCTCTTTTTTTATGACATATTCAAAATAGCGGACAGCAGCTCTTGAACCTGTTGCCGGTATTCCGGCTTTATATCCGAAATACGTCTGGCAAGGGCAAGGGCTTCCGCTTCTGGCTCATCGGTCCCAAAGATAATTCGGTCCGCACTGACGCCCAGCAAACGGCAAAGACGCTGCAAGGCTTCAAGAGAAATACCGGAAGCACCACGCTCAATAGCACTCAGGTGATTCGGCGTCATGCCAAGCATTTCTGAGAGCGTGTCCTGCGTATAGCCCGCCTGTTCTCTTGCCACTTGAATATTGCCGCCGATTTCAATATTGATGTCCTTCTTCTCTCGCATAGCCTCACCACCTTTGCATTTAGTGTACCTAACGGCGGTGTCATTATCCACGGTACGCCGTCGTTGATTTTACTAACGACAATGCGTTGACTGTCCGTGATGAGGGTGATAGAATGGAGTTACCTACCAAAAGAGTGAAAGAAGGGGTGTCATGTCGCGCATTATTGAGTTTAGAAAGTCTGCTCAAAAAGCTGAAAAGCAATCCGTTCAAGGCAAGACTTGTGCGTTTACCGGTCATAGACCGCAGAGTCTTCCGTTCGGCTTTGATGAATCCGATAAGCGTTGTACTTCTTTGAAATCTGTTATGCGGGATCAGATTGTAGCACTCATCGAGAACGAGGGCGTCACGCATTTTATTACCGGCATGGCTCTTGGCGTCGATATGTACGCTGCGGAAATTGTACTCGATTTGAAATCGAAATACCCTCACATTACTCTGGAAAGTGCAATCCCTTGTGAGACACAAGCGATCAAATGGTCTGTGGCTTCACGGGAACGGTATTATAATATCGCGGCAAAGTGTGACAAGGAGACCATGCTGCAACGGGAGTACACGTCGGACTGCATGGACAAGAGAAATCGGTACATGGTCGATCACGCCGATTATATTCTCGCAGTATGGAATGGATGCCCCAGCGGTACCGGGAACACCGTGAGATATGCCCACAAAAAGGGCAAATCTATCATCGTTATCAATCCGGTTTCCCTTGATGTCACGCGGGAATAAGGCAAAAATCCCACTCCTGAAACAAGCGTTGCGAAAACCGTGAAGTATTTCCCGATAGCGAATACACATTGCATTACTCAGTGATTATTGGAAACGTGTACGGCGTATGCTGCCCAGTGAACATCTCCACGGAACACATCGAATTTTCGCGGCTTCGCAAAACGGAAAGTGTCACCTTATGAACAGTCCCTTGCCGAGAGAAAAATAAATCGCTGGAAACGGGAACGCCCCCGGCACTGTGCGTCTGGCACAGTGTCGGGGGCGTTTTTCCGTGTCTTAGTTATGAGCCAGTTCATTTAGGAGCAGCTTTCGATAGCCCACATCCAAGACGCAGCGATGGAAGTCCATCAGACGGTGTTCGTCGAACAGCTTTTCACAGAGCTTGGTCAGCGGATGATTCATCAGCTTTGCAGAAATGCCAGTCTCGTTGAAAAACCTTGCCCATGTGAAGACCTCTTCTAAATCTTCCTGCCCAAGCGTGGCAGGAATGATGGCGTTGCAGAGACGGACAATGGGGCTGTCCGTAAATCGCTCTGCGACTTCCTCCGGTGTGCATTCATAGCGGTCACAGTCAAAGGAAAGCGCATCCTCAATTTTAAGATAATTTTCGATTTCATCCCGCGTCAAGGTTATGGTGTAGTCTCCCATACCGGACGGCACATCAATATTCTCCATGACATCAAGCTCGTAACGGGAGCCGCCGATGATCGCTTCAAAGGAGAAGGACTGACAGATTACTGCTGGGTTCTTGTCTATCTTGTCCTCATTCAGAAAGGACAGCGGATTGTACTCTGTTAGTTCCCAGTCGATTTTTCCTCTCTCTGTTTGTTCGGCGATCTGCTGGATCAGATGCTGTTCTTCTTCGTGCAGATTTTCATTGTACACCATGATACACCTCCATTTTCTGATTCTCGTTTTTGGGGGGCTGCTCTATGTTTCCGAAGAGACTGCCGTTTGTATCATCATTCCTTGGCTGATGGCAGCCCTTCGTAAAACTTCCTCAGTTCCTCCAAACTGCTTGTCCGATTTTTGATAGGCAGGGAGTCCCATGTAATATCATGATAGCGTTCAGGCGGCTCATCCCGCAGTCTTCGGTCGATGATGCAGACAATGCCGGTGTCTGTGAAATTACGGATCAATCGCCCGATGCCCTGCTTGAGCTTGATAATCATTTCGGGAACACGAACATCCATCAGGGCATCCTTAGCAACGGAACACTTATACTCGATAATTGGATCGGGGACAGGAAACGGAAGCCGGAAAATGATGACATTGGAAAGGCTTTTTCCTTCAATGCTGATACCTTCCCAATATGCACCCGTCCCCAGAAGCACGGAGTTCGTATCTTCCTTAAACTCATTCAGCACCTTGTCCTGCGACGATCCCGGCTGCTGCATCAAGATTTTGTACGGAAGATTTTTCTCACTGAGAATGGAGTAGACCTCTTCCATGTCGGTCTTTGCCGTAAACAGCACGAGTGCCTTTCCGTTGGAAATGCTCAGGATCTCAAGCAGTCGCTCCACACCCTTTTCAATGAAGGCTTCATGTTCTCTGGTCGGGTGCGGGAGATCGTCGCAATAGTAGATCATGGCGTGTTCATCGTATGGATATGGGGAAGGCTTTGGCTCGGATAAGCAGCCGCGGTCACCAGCGGGAAAGCCGGTATTGCTGATAAAGTAAGAATACTGTTCTTCCAGAGACCCGCTCGTGGCGTTCGTCAGCGTGGCAGAGGTCAAGATGGTTCTTTCATCACCATTGAAGTATAGGCGGCTCACAATTTCTTTTGTGTTTTTAGGGCAATAGACGAGTTCCGTGTTGCTGCCGTGCTGCTCAATCCAGATCAGCATATCGTCTATCTGGTCAAGAAGCTCTGAAAGGGACTCGCTGACGGCATCCAGATCATCAGAGGCAGCAAAGGAACGGTTGTTTCTGAAATCCATGCTGGAATAAATCTGAATGCTGGACGAAAGGTTGTGTATGGCGGCGTTCATCTCGGTAAGCAGTTCAATCGCACTGCCATTGTTGTCGAAGAAAAAGCGGTCAGCGTAGCGCATATCCTGTTCTGCCTCGTTGATCTGCTTTTGGACTTGTGCTTTCAGGCAGTTATAGAAGGCGATGATTGCGCTCTCTGCCTCTCGCTTTTCACCTGACACACTGCTCTGGTCAAAGGATCGCAGCTCATAGAATGCGTTCTTAATCATTCCAAAGAGCATACCTTGCCCGAAACGCTCCGTTGTGGCACTCCGCACCTTATCATCCAAGTTGTGTGCTTCATCCACGACAAGCAGATCAGCGGCGGCGTTAATCAGCCCTTCCTGACCGCGCCGGAGTTTCATGAGATGCTGGGTTAAAAAATCCTGATTGCACAGTACCACTCCATCCGTAAACTTTAATGCTGCGCGGACTTTGTAATACTTGCACTTCTTTTCACAGGAGCCACAATTCTTCATGCTGAACCGCTGCACGTTTACCTTGTCCCAGACTCCTTGCGGCAAAACCTCCGGGAAATCCTTGCGTTCCTCATACCCTTGCTTGATTCCTTCTTTGATCGCGTCCGGTGGGTCTGCTTTCGGGTCACACATATACTCATCTGCGCGTTTGTTGCAGAGATAATGGGTCTGTCCTTTTGCGAGGATAACATCTCTGTTCAGCCCAAGAAGGGGCATTACCGCGTGGACATCGCGCCAGAGCTGTTCTTGAAGCGCAATGGTCGAGGTTGCGATGATAACCGGCTTGTTCATGCGTTTGCTGTACAGCAGCACCGGCACAAGATAGCCAAAGGACTTTCCAATGCCCACGCCAGCTTCAATCGCAAAATGCTGATCGTTTATGAGGGCGTCCACAATCTCAAAGGACATATCCTGCTGTCCCTCACGCATTTCCAAACCATGCTGCGGGGCTTCATCCCAAAAGAAGGTGCTGACTTGCTCACTCATGGAGTACAGCTCTGCTTTTCTGCGCTTTTTCCGTTCCTCCGATGTATTGAATCCAAAATAGAATCTGTTGTCCATCCACATTCCTCCCGGAATAGAAACCTATGCTATCCGCGTTTCAGTTCAATGCTGACGTTTCCGTTCTCGTCGATGGTCAGCGTCATGTGTCTGATGTGCTTCTCATAGAACTGCCGCCGCTCTGCGGGAGACATTTCGATCCTCGTGTTTCGCAGAGCAGCGTCAAACATATCGTTGACGTTCAGGTGAACGGAGTTGTCAATCCAGCGGTACATCTCCTTGAATAGTGCGTTTTTCTTGATGTCCTCGCTGTTGCCAGAGTAGAAGTCATCCAGATAGCAGTAGAATATCCCGGATTCTGCGAGTGCCGCCTTCATATCCGGTCCGCATTTTTCCCGCTCAATCATGACAAGGAATCTGGCGTCCGGCAAGGAAGAGATAAGCCCCCAGTAGTCGGAATCGCTTGAGACGATGACGAAGGAATCCACTTGCTTCTGGTAGTGTTCCTGACAGGCTCTTGCGGTGAGCTTGATGTCTACCAGTGATTTGTTCTGCTTGATCCGCTCAATCATGATATGCTCAACGGGGATGCGGGTGTAGTTTTCAAGAATCCGCCATGCCGTAGCGGTATGTACGTCATCAAAGAGAATGATCGCCGTAATTTTCTGCATGACCTCATAATCAAGATTTTTGAGCGTGGCACACAGCTTGTACGGGTCGGAGTTTTCGCAGTCCACCACCAATACGGTCTTCTCGCTGTCATCAATGAAGTCGTAGATATTGTTTTTTACAAAAGCCCCTGCATCAGAGACTTTACTGTATTCCGTGAAGGCGTCGCAATGCCATTGATAAAGCAGGGTAGCAAACTTCTTATCATTATAGAGGACATTACCCTCGTCCATCGGTACCCAGTTGATATACATTTGATAGGGGTAGTAGGAGAGACTTGCGTAATAAATATCGGCAGCATCTTTCGTTCCGTCCTCTGTCAAGCCGTTTGGCATAATGAACAGATCTTTTATGTACGTCCAGTTAATCCAGATTGGAAAGAGGCTTTTGCAGTTGTTAATGCGGTCTGAAATCAGCCGGTTAATCTCGATAATGTGGTGGCAGAGCTTTGTACTCGACTTTTTGATAAAGCTGATTCCGTCGTTTGAAAGCTGCTGCATACTGGAAGCCGGGATGATCTCTGGCATTGAAAGCAGCCCTCGATACTCCATCCGCATGATGTCATTTATTCTCCGGTAGTTGCGCTCAATGGCGGTGCGGATGATACAGAGATTGCGAATGATACGGGCATTTTTATCCTGTTCAAGCCGGTCGTATATCTCTATCTTCGGCGGCTCGTGTTCATTTTGAAAAATACGGAGCGGGACGCCGATCAGATATGCTACCTTTGACACAAGTTCATAGGTGCTGTCTTTGTATGCAATCTGTTCTCCGGCATATTCGACGCCATTCAACATGACTGAATTGCCCATGATCTACTCCTTTCGATGGAACGCGGGTTATTGAGCGTACTTTTTGAAGTTTTCAGCTTGTTCCAGAACCTCCTTGTAGACATCATCAATGGTTACGGGGGGATAGTCAAATTCATCCAGTAGCAGTATGAGGTCAACTTGCAGATTTGCCTTAATGTCATCACGGGTAGACCAGTCGGTGTATTTAGCTTTGTCATCGACAATAATCTTAATCCGCTTTGACAATTCAATCATCTTATCGTCCGGGTACTCGAACTCATACTTCTTGGCAACCGCCTTGAGAATGTCATAAAAGGCTTTTTCCTCGTAGTCAATTCCCATGCCCTTGAAGGAGTCTTTTTCCTTTTTGAGTTCTTCAAGGAGCTTCGCAAGCTGCTCCGCCACATCGTCAAGAACTTCATTAGCAAAAGCCTCATCACGACGGCGATTGTTGTACTCATCAACAACCCGCTTGAGGCGGTCTGAGAACTCCATGCCCATAATGCGGTTGACCTTTTTATACTCATCAATCGCTTGAGAAAGAAGCCTCTGCAACACCTTTATCTTTGTGTTTGGAAGTTGGATTGCATTGATCTTATCCAGATACTCGTCACTGAAAATATCAACAGAGATGTGCTTTCCCGTCTCAAACAGTTCCTCTATACCATCAGATTGAATTGCACCTTCAAGAAGTTCACGGACACGGGTATTCATTTGTGAAATGTCAGGGGCATCACCCTTTGTGAGTTTGAAAAGAATAGAGCGCACAGCACAGTAGAAGTGCAGATAGTCCTTTTCTTTATCAGAGATAGCCTCACTTGAACTGCATAGGTTGAACGCTTGTTTCATGCGTTTGACTGCCGCCATAAAGCGAGTTTCCAAATCTTCCGTGAGCTGTACATACTCAACAGCCCGATTGAGGCAAGCAAGCTGCTCTTTCGGTGAGCCGTTGAAGTAATCCGTGCTATTGAAGTTGTGGAACATCTGAGCCAAGACATCGAGCTGGTCTTTAACAATCGTGATAGACTGCTCGACGCCTTCAAACTCATCGCTCTCAAAGTTGGTGTATTTCTTGAGGGCGAGATTCATGTTTTTCTTAATGCCGATGTAGTCCACGATCAAGCCCTTGTCCTTGCCGGTATAGACGCGGTTGACGCGGGAAATCGTCTGGATAAGGCTGTGCTGCTGGATGGGCTTGTCGATGTAGATTGTGTCGAGTGCCGGTACGTCGAAGCCGGTAAGCCACATATCAACAACGATGGCAATTTTGAAGTTTGATTTAACGTTCTTAAACTGACGGTCAAACTCCTTGCGATCCTCTTTCGTTCCCAGCATTTCATATAGCTCAGGCTCATCATCTTTATTTCGCGTCATGATGAGCTTGATCTTCTCGATGGGTTTGAGTTCCTTTTTCTCTTTTTCCGTCAGTTGAACCCCGTCAGGGCAAACCTTTTTCTCTGCCCATTCCGGTCTCATTCCAACTATAATCTGATAAAAAGCGTATGCAATCTTGCGATTAGAGCAGACAAACATTGCTTTTCCTGCAACGGTAGCTCCTTCGGCAACGCGGGTCTCATAGTGGTTAATGAAGTCCTCCGCAACTGCGTGAAGTCGGTCAGGATCACCGATGATCGCATCAATATGAGCAACCGCCTTCTGGCTTTCCTCAATCTGATGCTCATTTGCGCCTTCAACAGCACAGCGATCATAATAATCTTCAATTTCCCGAACCTTTGCCTGATCAAGCGTGACCCGTGCAGCGCGTCCGTCGTAGACAAGGTTGACTGTGATACCGTCTTTGACCGCCTCTGTCATTGTGTAGGCATCGACAACCGGACCGAAGACTTCAATCGTGCCATCTACGGGCGTGCCGGTGAAACCGACATAGGTAGCATTGGGGAGAGAATCGTGTAGGTACTTTGCGAATCCATAGCTTCGCTCTACACCTTCGGCAGTGACCTTGACTTTCTGATCGAGGTTTATCTGACTACGGTGTGCTTCATCGGATATGCAGATCACATTCGCTCTATCCGTCAGAAGCTCCAAGTCCTCGGTGAACTTTTGGATGGTGGTCATGTACACCCCGCCGCTTGTCCTGCCTTGAAGTTCCTGACGCAGCTTTTCGCGGGAATCAATGCTCACAACGGTTTCGTCACCAATGTACTTCTTAGATGCTACAAACTGCTTTGAGAGCTGGTCATCCAAATCCGTTCGGTCGGTAATAATCAGGATTGTAGGGCTATGGAAGAAGGTACTCTTCATAAGCATTCTTGTGAGGAAGAGCATAGTATAGCTTTTTCCGCAGCCTGTCGCGCCGAAGTATGTGCCGCCCTTGCCGTCTCCCTCCGGTCTGAGATGTGCCTTGATATTCTCAAACAGCTTGACCGCAGCAAAATACTGAGGATAGCGGCAGACGATTTTGAGGTCTTTGTCCGAGCTATCAGGGAAATAGACAAAATCCTTGATGACTGCCAAAAGCCGTTCTTTGCGGAACAGTCCGCTCACCATAGTTACAAGGGAATTGATGCCGTCCAATTCCTTATCGTCAGCTTCAATCTTTCTCCACGCATAGAAGAAGTCATACGGGGAGAAGAAGGAACCGTATTTATTATTTGCACCATCGCTTATGACGATGAAGGCGTTATACTTGAAGAGTTCAGGAATATCACGGCGATAACGCACGGTAAGCTGAGTATAGGCGTCCATGATCGTTGTGTTTTCTTTGACTGCGCTCTTAAACTCAAGAACAACAACAGGAATGCCATTGATGAATACAATCCCGTCCGGTATGCGTAGTTGGTTGTTGATGCCTTCAATTTCAAATTGGTTGACGATCTTGAACACGTTTTTCTCTGGCTCATCAAAGTCAATCAACTCAATGTAAAGGTCTTTCTTTGTGTGATCTTCGCGGTTGAAGATGAAGCCGTCACAAACCATTTTGCAAACTGCTTTGTTTGCTTCGTAGATCGTGCCGGAAATAGACCTCAGACGAAGGATAATGCTATCAACTTCGCTTGGGGTAAGTCCCTCTGAGGCATACCTGTTCAGGAGGTACTTCCGCAGATCATCGATAAGCAGAACCTCAGAGCGTTCACGGTGGATCTGCTCACCATTCAAATAGATATAACCTTCATCCTGAAACAACTCCATGATGGACATTTCAAGAGAATGCTCGTTGAAGTTTGCCATTTTTATCACCCCTCCTAAATTACTTTGTGATCTCTGATTTTAAGCGTTGAAGATCGCTCTGGGTAAAGAGCAACCGCGCATTATGTTTTTTGTCCTTATTATAATCATCAAACAAGATGAACTTGCGATTGCCAGCATTCAGTAAAAATACATTATTGTGAGCAATGGCATTACGGATATGGCGCAGACAGGCTTCGCAATCTGTTTCATCCTTCGATTTTCTCTTGTAGACAAACCCTTTCTTTCGACGAGATACAACTGCGTTTCCATCAAGACCGGCTTTTATCATATACGCTCCAAACGTGCAGTTTGGTGCGATAACGAGCCAAGATTCTTTCGGATAGGAAGTAATAAAGCTCATCCAGTTCTGATCAAGTCTTGCCGCCTCCATTGAAATTGCCGTTGCACTTTCGATTGTGGGGGCAGAATGAAGGAAGAAGCTGAATAGTTTGACCAGCTTGACATCCTCAATTTCAAAAGGCAATACAGGGTGTTGCAAAATATCTGAAATTGTCATCGTATTGCCCTCCTGTAAATGATAATTTAGCGGCTTGATAGTTGTGACAAAAGTAGCTGCTGCATGACATTCAGCCGCATAATTTCCTCTGTGTTCCGGATGACAGATTCGTATAGCCCACGCGCCTTAATCTCAAAATCTTGTACTTCTTTTGTGGGCGGAACCGGAATCGAGAAAGACTCCATTTCCTGCTTGTTAATTGCCTCTCTGGTCGAACCAGACTGGGCGATTCCCATGAGTTTGGCTTTGTTTTCGGCAGAGCAAAGCGTTGTCATAACGTAATAGCTCATTGGCATAGCCGTATTGGGACGCAATATCATGACGTGCTGATTTACACGAGCAGGAAGAACATCCGCCGGAACGATGCAGCATCGTGTAACCGATACGCCAGTTATATTGAAAAGGACATCATTTTCCTCGACAACCACATTTGAGAGTTGGTCTGCTTGTTCATCAGAAATATGAGCAAGGTCATCATAGGAAAAGGCGTAATCAAAGACATTTGTGCTTCGGATAAGTGAAACACCTGACTCTTGATATGCTGTTTTTCCGCCTTTCGGTGTTGCACCACTTCCAATTTTAGAGCAAAGTTGTTTCAGTGGGGCAGTCGGATATATTCTGCCACCCTCAATAAACATCCTGCGGTAGATTACAGTAACGGTCGCAACCAAATTATCATTTATCCTCCGCTTGATTGCAATACGATCAGCGACAATTTGGTAGGCACGAACAACCTGATGCTGCTTTTCCAAACTCGGAACAGGAAGTCTCATCTTTGCAAATTCTTCCCACGGCATACTCCCTCTAACTCCGCCGACCGCAATAAACGCAGCTTCTCTATCAAATTCAGGTCGCATGAACCACATTTCCAAGTATTCCGGAAGAATTACGCTGGTATCTCTAACTCTGAATATCGGGTAGGCTGGTGACATTATAGCCTGATCGTAGTCCTTCAACCGGGCGATTGGGATTTTTGAATCTCTACTCACCTGCATTAGGCTCACGGCAAAATCGTCTCTACGGATTATTTTGTATTTGGTTAAATCCGTCCCGTTGATATTTGCAACAGAGTTGATGAAACACTTGTCAATACTCACTCCAATGAGCGTTGAGATTTTTCCATCGCTATTTCGTTCGTCTATTCTTTCAACAAGTTCATCTATTGATTTGTACATACCATTCCTCACCCTATGTATTTTCTGTGTGCCAGCTTGACGTTTTGCTGTTTGACCATAGCATAGTGCATGGTCGTGTCGATTTTCTGATGCCCTAAGAGCTGCTGGACTTGCTCTATGGGCATCCCTTTATCTATGGCAGACGTTGCCAGTGTTCTTCGGAACTTATGTGGATGGACACGAGGCAGATTCAGCCTTTTCCCCAGTTCTCGAAGCCGTCTTTCTACGCCGCCAATCTGCAAACGGTCATGCGGTGCGGTTAGCGAGACAAACAACGCTGAACAGGTGTCTGTGCGGCTTTCCAGATAGTTTTGGAGATGGATTTTTGTTCTGGCATCGAAATAAACGATCCGTTCCTTACTTCTTTTTCCGAAAACAACGCATTCCCGTTCATTGAAGTTGATGTCATCGCGGTTAAGGGCAACCATCTCACCAACACGCATTCCAGAGGACGCAAGAAGGTCTATCATCGCAAGATCGCGGACATTGCAGCAGTTGTCCCGCATGATTTCTAATGCCTCGTCGGTATAGGTTTCCTTGATCACTTTTGCCGTTTTTACCTTGTGGATCCGGCGTACCGGGCTTTTTACGATGTAATCCTCATCTTCAAGCCACGAAAAGTAGCTGGATAGGATGCGGCGAATATTATCTATCGTGACCTTGCTTGACTTCCGGCTCGTCTGATACTCTGTTAGATACTTCCGCAAGTCCTCCGTTACGATCTCTTGTGGCTCTTTTTCAATGCCGGACAACATTGACACAATGGTCTGACGGTAATAGCTCAAGGTTTTTTCTGAGCAGCCTTCAATGCGTTTTGCGTTGATGAAACAGGCAACCGTATCGACCTTTGCGCTTTCTACCATGCCCGCGCTGTGACTTAGCTCTACGCCACTCAGCACCCCTTCAAGGACGCTTTGAAGCTGTTTTAATTGTGCGTTGTTCAGAAACGGAAGCATCTGACGCTGCACTTCTTGAATCAGTTGTTCTTTCATTGTCGTGTCTCCTTTGAATATTCTCAGAGAACGACTTTTCAGTGGCAGTTCTTAGGGTAAAACTCTCGCCACTGGTGAGAGTGTTTCAATTTCTAATAGCCCATGTCCTTTAATATCTTATCAATTTCGGCAAACTCTGCCGGACTACTTGGTGTCCAGTCAGAGGAATTGCAATATCTACAATACATCGCCTTTTTATCTCTCAGGCGGTGGCAGTATGGACATTGAACAGAATCGTCTTCAAAGTCGGTTTTCCGCGTTCTGTGAGTACACACTGAGCAGTAAATTGTGTCTCCCTCATCCCAGAGGGTAGCAGGATTATCATTCCCGCAGTTGGTACATTTCATTGTGGTCATTCCTCCTGTAAATGATAATTTAGATTCCACCATGCAAGCAATTTACAAAAACTACTTTGTTGACTTTACTCCATTCAAGTCTGAGCCTACCTGTGCTACAAAGCTCGGTGAAATTCCTGCAAGTTGGAGCGTCTGCAAATTCTGTGATCTATGCGATCTGCTAAACGGGAGAGCGTATAGTCAGGAAGAACTTCTCGACTCAGGTAAATACAGGGTTTTACGAGTAGGTAACTTTTTCACAAAAAATAGCTGGTACTACTCTGACATGGAGCTTGAGGACAACAAGTATTGCTATCCCGATGATCTGTTATTCTGCTGGTCGGCTTCGTTCGGCTTGTATATCTGGAATGACGTAAAAACGATTTATCACTACCATATTTGGAAAATTGATTTTTCCAAAACAGCCCCATATTACCGTGAATACATCTTTCTCTACTTAAAGCAGGAGCTTAATAAGTTAAGTAAAGAAGGTCACGGGAGTGTCATGGCTCATCTGACGAAAAGCGGCGTTGAAAACCTTGATATAGTCTCTCCACCAGAAGAAATTATCAAGCAATTTCACAATTCAATCATCCCGTTTATTGAGCATAAGAAACTTGTTGAAAAAGAGGTACAGCAGCTAACGGAACTTCGTGAGTCAATTCTGTCGAAGATGGTAAGTTAAGCCACTAAATTATCATTTTCCACTCTCTTCAAAGCAATGCGGTCGGTAATTGCACGGTAGGACCTAACGATCTCACATTGTCTCGCATAGGAGGGAACAGGGAGCTTTATACGGCAAAGATCGTCCCATGAAATTCCGCCTCGAACACTGCCGTCCGTCATGAACCAGCACTCACGGTCAAACTCCGGTCTACGAAACCACATCATCAAATACTCTTCATTTAAGACATCGCGGTCAATAATCTCAAACATGAAATACGCCGGAGAAACTATTGCGGGGCTGTCTTTCTCATAGAGCGCAATCGGAAGACGTTCATCGCGCCCAACGTGCATTGGGTTACAGGCAAACAATCCCTTGCTGATTAGCTTATACCGGCTCAAATCTGTGCCAATTACATTTGCGACGGAAGGCATAAACTCTTTGTCGATGCTTATGCCAAGAACAGTGCTGGTGACTTCCTCGGAGTTTCGATAATCAACAAGCCGAATGTGTTTACCAAGAGGTTCATAATTCGATTTCATAGCCCAGCTCCTTAAACACGGTCAACAGGTCTGCCTTTGACTTTTCTTCTGCAATGAGCAGATCACGCAGTTCACTTTGCAGCGTCTTCATTTTCGTATCAAAGTCGATGTTCTCATCGCGGTTTACAAACTCAATGTAACGGCTCGGAACAAGGGTAAAGCCCTTTTCAACAACCTCATCGAAAGATGCGCTGTAACAAAATTCAGGCACATTCTGATAAGTTTCTTCATAGCCTTCCTGCTGCCATGCGTGATAGACGCTCGTGACTTTTGCACGGTCTTCTTCTGTCAGTTCAATATACTTCTTTTCATAAGGGCTTCCCATTTGCCGCAAGTCCATGAAAAGGATCTCGCGCTCACGGTTACGGAAGCGTTTTACTTCACCGTTTTCTTCAACCACACGAGCCTTTTTATTCTTGTTCAGAATCCAAAGCGTAACGCTGATGTCCGTGGTGTAGAAGAGGTTTCGGGGAAGGATGATGATTGCTTCGACGAGATTGTTCTCGATGAGCTGACGGCGGATTTTCAGCTCTGTGCCATCGTCAGACAGTGCGCCGTTTGCAAGCAGGAAACCGGCAACACCGTTTTGAGAGAGCTTTGAAACAATATTCAGAATCCAGCCATAGTTTGCATTACTCGTGGGCGGAACTTCATAGCCGTCCCAGCGCGGATCATCAATCAGCTCATTATCCCCACGCCATTCTTTCTGATTGAAAGGCGGGTTTGCCATAATGTAATCTGCCTTGAGGTCCTTGTGCTGGTCATTGGTGAATGTGTTCGCTGCCATTTCTCCGAGGTTTGCAGAGATGCCGCGAATAGCCAGATTCATTTTGCACAGCTTGTACGTCGTGTTTGTATATTCCTGACCATAGATAGAGACCTTCTTCTTGTTGCCGTGATGTGCCTCCACGAACTTCATTGACTGCACGAACATACCGCCAGAACCGCAGCAAGGGTCGTAGAGAATGCCATCATACGGTTCAATCATTTCTGCAATTAAATTGACAATGCACTTCGGCGTATAGAACTCGCCCTTGCCTTTGCCTTCCGCAAGTGCAAACTTGCTCAGGAAGTATTCGTAGACCCGCCCGATAATGTCATTCTCTTTATCGCCGGTGTTGATCTTATCAATCTCGTCCAGCAGTGATGCCAGCTTCGCTGTGTCGATGTGAAGACGTGAGTAGTAGTTGTCCGGTAGTGCGCCTTTCAGTGCGGGATTCGCTTTCTCAATCGTATAGAGGGCGGTGTCGATTTTCAGCGCAATGTCATCCTGTTTCGCATTCTCCATGATGAAAGACCAACGGCTGATCTCAGGCAGGAAGAATACATTGTCCTTCGTATAGAAGGCAACATTGTCAACAAACTTCTCACCGTATTTTTCAGAAATAGCTTTCCTTTGTGCCTCAAACTTATCGCTGGCAAACTTCAAGAAGAAGAGACTGAGAACGACGTGTTTATATTCTGCTGGCTCGACAGAACCACGGAGTTTATCTGCGGACTTCCACAGAGCTTCCTCCATAGAAATCTCCTTCTTCGGTGCCGATGCGGCTCGTGCCATATCAAAATCCTCCCTGTGTATTTATCTAACCTATTTTACAAAAAGAGCTGTACGAAAAACCGGACTCAGTTCTTGTCCGTTCGCACAGCCTCACATATATCTCCGATGTCACAGTTCAAGTAATCACAAATGCGCAGCAAAATAGAGAGGGACACTTCTTCCCCCTTATTCAGTTTTGTCCATGTTCCGGCAGACAACCCTACCTCATGTCGTAGAGAAGCCTTCTTTATGTCGCGTTCCAGAAGAAGCATCCATAGTTTCTTATAGCTTATGCGCACGGCAACCACCCTTTCGCTTGCTTGCATTCAACATCGCTTATAATATTATACTGGATTTCATTCTCAAAAGCAATTCGTTGATTCAGAAATTAAAGAAAAAGTTTCAATTTCTCGAACCTTCTCTCAAGGATGCAGGGCATCTCCGGTCAACAGGAGATGCCCTGCTTTTGAAAGGACTATTCGCGCTGTGTGCTGCGCCGATGATCACGGTCATGGTCAGCAGAAGGAGAGAGGAACGTATCAACATTAGACTTGATCGTCTCTATTTGCTTTACTTCTTTTTTGAGCCTGTTCCGCTCAGCATATAGCCGTTCCTGTTCTTCAAAGAGTTGCGCTTGCTCCGCTTGCAGCGTCTTCAAGCTCGGCAGTTTTTCATCTCCCTGCATGGCAAGTAATGTGCTTCTCGCTGCCTCAAAGATCACAAGCTCGGCTTCGTGCTTTGCTTTGAAACCCGGCTTATCTTTTGCCTTCTGGAATGCGTCATATACGGGCTTGAGCCGCTGGTAGTTGGAGATGTTTTTGATGAGCGGCTGGACTTCCCGCAGTCGTGCTTCAACACCTTTCAGTTCCTTGCCGGTGCGGTCATAGGAGCTGTGAACGTCCTCGACCTTCCTTTCAAGATCGGCGTATTGGAGCAAGTTGTTTTCCGTGAGATAGTTAAGCGTACGCGCCGCTTCCTTGAGGATCGTGAGCTTGGCTTTATACTCATAGCCCTTGCTGTCGATAAGTCTGATCCTCTCCTGAATATCTCCGATGAGAGAGATGCCCTTCGGTGCGGTCTGCTTCCGGCTTCTTCGGGGCGTCCGTCCGGCAATCCGCTCCTTGATGCGTTCCTCGGTGTAGTTCTCTCCGATGGTTTTAGACCGGGTAAACCGCTCCTGACCTTCAGCGCGGAAGGAGATGTATTTGCCGGTCTTGATTTCATAACCGGCTTCCTGCATGAGCCGCAGAAAGTCATCGTAGTCCTTCGCTGTGATGACAAGCCGGTCAATGGTCTGCTTGAGCTTTTGCTTCCAGCTCGTACCGCGTTTGGCTTCGGTGTATTCCTTATAGCCCATGCCCTTGTTCTGAGAGGGAGGGATAACAGAGAGACCGTTTTCCATACAGAGCCGGTCGCTGACCTCACGCATATCATAGTAAATCCGCTTGTAGCTCTTGTATGCGTGGTAGTCCACAAAGTCAACCGCATTGAAAATCAGATGGTTATGAACATGGTCTTTGTCAATGTGAGTGGTCAGCACATACTCGTATTTTCCACCGAGGATTTCATCCGCAAATTGCTTGCCGATCTCGTGGGCAAGTTCCGGTGTGACCTCTCCGATTTCAAAGGACTGGATCACATGACGGGCTATGATCCTGACCGGATTCATCCCTTTTTGCTCGGCTATTTTTCGCGTCCATTCAAATTCCCGCGCTGCGGTCTCGCTGGCACAGCCGTAGGACGAGACCAGCAGCTTCTCATCGGTCTTTTCGGGATTCAAAATGTACGCGATTGCCTTGCTCAAAGTTCCTCGGATTGCTTTGATTTTAGTAACTGCCATACAGCATCCATCTTTTCTTTCAGCTCGTCAATATCGTCCTGATAGAATCGTCCCGTCGAGTTGATCCTGCGGCAGACGGTATTGATGTTCACACCGATCTTGTTGATTTCGGCGGCGAGCTTTTTCTGCTCCGTGTAGTCCACAACGATGATGTAGCCGTCGATCAGCATCTTCCTTGCATACGCACTGAAGTTCTCCGTGCCGATCATCTCCATCTTCTTTGCAATCGTCCGTTCTTCCTGCGGTGTCAGCCAAATCTTCTTCTGAATGTCTCGTGTTCTTCGTACCATGCTGCGCCCTCCGTCGTAAAGATTAGAAGGGTTTGGGGCTATCCCAACAAGCAAAAATCTGATGTTAAGGGCAGGGTCCCCTTAACTGATTTTTCTCCGGTGGGTACTCACCGGATTTGCTTGCTAATCTCCCAAAATCGTATTCCCCGAAGATTCCTCCGTGAAATGTCCCTTCACTTTACAACGGACACAATAAGAGCGTTTGTTGAGTACCGGATTTCAAAAAAGTCAAAAAATCATTGGATTTCCCATGTGAAAGCCACGGTGTCCGACCCGTCAATATCGTCCGGCTCGATCTCTGGCGCAGAGCATTTACTCATCGCCATAAGAGGCTGAATGCAGTCTTCGACCTCATAGCTTGTTCTGGAATACACATTGAGTTCGCCCCAGTTGTAGTCGATATTGAGTAGCTGCCCAAGCGTACTGCCTGATGCTTTGCAAAGAATCTCCGCCTTCGCTCTGGCATTCTCCGTCGCGCTGATCAGCAGCTTTTCGCTGACCGCTGATGGGTTTCTTACAGTGAATGCAATACTGAGTTCCGGCTTTGCACCGCAATCCGCAATCGCAGAAATGACCTTTGCAAGCTGTTTGCTGTCAAAGTCAAATGCAAGTTTCAAGCGATAGCTGCAAGCATATCCGACAAACTCTCGCTTGTAATTTCCTTGCCGATCCTTGACGTTCTCGTATCTTGTCTGGACATCAAAGCTCGTGGTTTTCAAGTCTTCTTTGCGATACCCAACGCAGACTGCGGCACCTTGCAGTCTTTCGATTCTCTCGGCAGCTTCCGACATTGCACGGTCATAGGTTTTAGATAAGGTTTCAATGTTCAAGGAGAGGATGATGTAATCCGGTCTTGCGGAGACATTTCCTGTCCCTTTTACGGTGATCGTTCTCATTGCTTTCTCCCGTCCTTTCTGGAATTGAAGTCCTCATCAATACGCTTTTTCCAATTCGTACCCAGTGGTACGCTGCATCGGACAGCAGAAACCGCTTCGCTCAGAACTTCATAGTTGAGCTGCGTTCCCTCATGGTCAGAGTGGTAGTTGACCGCTCGGTCTGCACCAATTCCGAAATGCCTTGCCGTCTCAACCGCGTCGATGTTTGCACCGAGGAACAAAAACTCCCAGCCATACTTTTCCTTCTGACGCTCAATCATTTTCTTGACCTTCTCGCTGTCATAACGGCGGCTTGCATTCTCCATGCCATCCGTTGTGATGACGAACAGTGTGTGTTCAGGGACATCCTCTTTTCTTGCGTACTTATGGACATTCCCAATGTGATGAATCGCTCCGCCGATAGCATCCAGAAGCGCGGTGCAGCCGCGAACGGAATAGTCCCTGTCGGTCATCGGCTCCACCTTCTGAACCGGCACACGGTCATGGATAACCTCGCTCACGTTGTCAAAGAGAACGGTAGAGATCAATGCCTCGCCATTCTCTTTTTTCTGCTTTTCAATCATGGAGTTGAATCCTCCGATGGTGTCTGTTTCCAGTCCGCTCATAGAGCCGCTGCGATCAAGGATGAATACGATCTCCGTCAAGTTCTTTCTCATGTTTTGTACCTCCGTATATAAAAATATGACTGCTTGGTGTCTCACCTTACAGTCATATTGTACTTCGGTATTCACTTCATTTGGTCGCATGGCAAGCGACATTATTCTAAGGACAAGAACAGCTCTCCGTCAATGCTTAGGATGTCATCCATCGGAATCTTCGTGCCGTCCTGCATGGTAATCAGGCGCTCAAAGTCATCAACCTTTATGACTGCGCCGGTTGCAGTTACATACTCACCGCCAGCTTTGCGCTCATCAGGTTTGAAGTAGGTTATTTCAACCTCCGGCTCTTCATCAAGGGCATCCATGAGAAGCTGATACCTCATGTTCAAAGCGGTCAAGGCTCCCTCATCAAGCTCAATCCTTTCGTCGGTCAGACGTCCGGTTTCCTTGATTGCAGAATCATAGCCGGTGAGGGCGGCAAAGGGCGCAAACTGCGCTGCACGATCTGACATCGGCATTTGTGATCGCGTTTTGGAGACGTGGTGAGGAAGCCCCATGATCTCGTTGTATTTTCTGTTCACGCCTTATGCCCTCCAATCTGCGCATTGCGGTCTTTCGCGGTTGCACCTTCTTCAAGATTCATTGCCTTGAGGATGGCGTTCTTTCCATACTTCTTTTTGATTGCAAGCGTGGCGGCTTGTATTTTCCGCTCACGCTCCAAGGCGGCATTCTCAGCTTTCTGTTTTTTCTCTTCGGCGGCATAGTCGGTAAAGAGATCGAGCTGGACAGCACCGTCATTTTTCTTCGGCGCGTCCGCTTCCGGCAGGACATGATTTGCTACAACATACATACGGCGGACAAACAGATTCTTGTCCACGATCCGGTCGAAGAGTTCTGACACAGCGCACATTATTTTGCGGGTAGATGATGTGTGACCGTCGAGGTTGATAGAGCCGTGCGCCTGTTTGGGAATCTCCCGCCCGTAGGGGTCTTTCTCCACTGCACCGTGATACTTTGCCCGTCGTGCCGGATCGGTAAGGTTCTCAATGTCATAGCCGACGGTGAGAACCATCTGGTCGGTGACAAGTCCCTTGTCCACCAAGTCCAGCACAAGCAAGTCCGTCATTTCCCGGACAACCAGCTTCGCCTTCTGCGGCTCGTAGGGACAGTGCAATACCTGACCGGAGCTGATGCTGTTGGAGCTGGGACGGTATGCCTTGATTGCCTCAATGGTCGTAGGCTCCCAGCCCCACGCATGGTCGATGAGCAATTCCGCGTTCTTGCCGAACAGCTTATAAAGCAAGTCCTCATTCCGCTCCGAGCAAAGGGCAACATCGCCCATTGTGAACATCCCATTCTGCTCAAGTTTCTTCGCAATACCTCGACCCACGCGCCAGAAATCCGTGAGAGGCTGGTGCGCCCAAAGCTCACGCCGGAACTTCATTTCATCCAGTTCGGCTATTCGGACGCCGTTCTTGTCGGCTGGGATGTGCTTCGCTACAATGTCCATTGCCACTTTGCAGAGAAAGAGGTTCGTCCCGATCCCAGCGGTTGCCGTGATGCCGGTTGTCTCAAGCACATCGAGGATAATCTTCATGGCGAGATCATGTGCCGAGAGCTTGTAGGTATTCAGATAGTCCGTCACGTCCATGAACACCTCGTCGATGGAGTAGACCACGATGTCCTCCGGGGCAATATATTTGAGATAAACCTGATAGATGCGGGTGCTATACTCCATGTAGTACGCCATCCGAGGCGGCGCGATGATGAAGTCAATCGCCAGATACGGGTTTGCTTGCAGCTCAGAGTAGAAGTGTGATGTGCCGTCCAATCTGTGTCCCGGCGCGTCGTGCTGCCGTCCGGCATTCGCTTCCTTCACGCGCTGTTTGACTTCAAATAGCCGCCCGCGTCCGGAGATACCGTAGCTCTTGAGGGAGGGCGTGACGGCAAGGCAGATGGTCTTATCGGTACGGCTTTCATCCGCAACAACAAGGTTTGTGTCCAGAGGATCTAAGCCGCGCTCCCGGCACTCCACGGAGGCGTAGAAGGATTTCAGGTCGATTGCGATGTAAGTGTGTTGTTTCACCTTCTTTGCCTCCGCTTTCTTCTTAGATCAGCCCTAATGACATTTCATTGGAGCTTTTAATGTTGAATACGATACGCCATTCAATATCACCCTCCACCGGCTCAAAGTGTAGAGAGGAACAAACTGCATGAAGTTTTTCTTTTGAGCTGTCTCCACACACGATTGCGATTGGACCGTCCGCTCCGCCGATAATGCCGATACAAGCAATATCGTTTCGTGCCTCTGGTGCATAGCGGTCAGAGCATGGCGCAATTTCCAAAGGCTTGTCCCCCTCAGCGCAATCACAGATCGTAACATCGCTGTCAGGTTCAGGAGAAAGTGTATAGCTCATAGCAGTAAAATGCGTAGGATAAAACCAGCGGTCAGAACCGTAACGCTTTTCGGAAATTGTCTGCTGCTCTAATTCCTGTACAGTCAATGTGTATTTTTTTCCACTGACCGGATGGAGGAAAGAAAACGAATCACCGGGAGCGTGTGCCTTGAAATGTGGTCCCGGGACACGACACGACTGCTGCTCCATTGTAAGGGAGAGGGCTTTTATTTCAGGACGGCGTTTGCTTGTCCACGGAAAAGCTGCCCGAAAAATCATCCATCCATAGGATGTATCCAAATCATAGTGTTCCAATGCCCACTTTGCTTCCGCTTCATTGATCACCCCGTCTGGCAAACATGGATTAAAGACCACGGAACAGCCGTGGGAGGTCAGCATTGTTTTCCCGTTCAATTCCAAACGAGGAATAAAGTCAAGGCAAAGTGGATTGTCTAAATCTATCTGCATTTGCTGCTCCTGCGTGAAGTATTCGCAGGAGTCGTTTTCGGGGTGTAAATCCCATTTAGTTATGAACTTGCGAATGTCTTCTTCCGGGGTACGCATACAAAAGTCCATGACGAGTCCCTTGCTGCAAGAATACGCCGCAGGAATAACCCAATGATGCCTCGCCCAGTCAAATTGCTTATTCAACCGGATTTCCGTTCCGGCATGGTCTTTTCCCGAATGTCCCCAGAAGTTTCCATCAAAGTAGACCTTCCACTCAGGCATGGTCGGTTCTGCTTCTGGGTTCATATCAACATCATAATAGTCCTCGGTGTACTTGATCTTACTATAATCAAAAGATGCTTGCAGCTTTTTGATGTATACCCACGGCTGTTCCATAGGCGTCAATTTCATTTTCTCAGCAAGCTCTGATAGCGTTCTTTGCTGATCCTGCGTTGGAGGGTTGTCCTGCAAAAAGGCTTCAAACTGGGCTTTATCCCACATCCACGCCTGTTCCAGCGCTGCCGAATCACTGCAAGCAAGGAGCAACCTCAGAAAGTCTTCAAAATCGTTTGCCAGCGGATGAACAAAATCCGGAGCCGCGTTCATGGGACTGACGGAAAATACCATACCGCCAAAGTCTCGAACAAAGCAGAAGTGGATGCCGTCCACACCCGCCCAGCCAAAAATAGATGCACCTTTTGGCGTGCAAAAGTATGGGTTGTTATCTTCACGACGCTCCACCCCTACGGGCGAAAGGTCAACACCACTTCGCAAAAATTTCTGAAACACTTTATCCATAGACCTTATGCTCCTATTAAACTTTGGTCGAAGGCAAACAGAGCCTCGTTGATCTCAAAGACATTATAGTTCCCATGCTCCACGAAATACTCCACGATGATGTCAAACTTGTTGGAGTGGGAGAGCGCAAAGCCAGCCTTCATGAGCATATCCTTCATTTCAACAAGCGGCAGCTCAAGGGCAATGGCAAACGCAATGACCGTGGGCTTGGAAGGCTTATAAGACTTGTCCGAGCGGATCTTCGAGAAGAGCTTCCGGTCAATATTCGCCTTCTTATAGCACTGCGCGTCCGTCATGCCGCGCTCATCAATCTTTCGCAGAAGCATCTCGGAAAAACTCTCGTCGATCTGTCCCAGCGCGTCATCAAGGGTTGCCGCCTTTTTGGGGGCAGCCGCCGCAGAGACGGGAGGCATGAGCTGTTCGATTGCCTCTTCACAAACGGATGCCTCGCAAGGCATGGGTTCTTCCATCCGGAAGGCGTTCATCCTGCGCAGACGCTCGGAACGATTATCAGTATGCTCATCCACATAGCGGTCATCTATGTACGCTGCAATATCGGCAAACAGCTTGCCGCTGATCTGATAGGCTTTGCGGTCAAAAATGACGATGTACACCGTCATTTCATTTTCGAGAAGGAAACTGCTAATGGTGTCAATCGCCACTTTGAGAGCCTGATCCTTCGGATAGCCGAAAATGCCGGAGGAAATCAGAGGGAACGCAGCCGATTCGCAGCCGTATTCCTTCGCCAGCATGAGCGATGTCCGATAACAGGATGTCAGTAGTTCGCGCTCACCATGCCGTCCGTCATACCAGCGCGGACCGACAGCATGAATGACATATTTGCAGGGCAGCTTGTAGCCCTTCGTGATTTTTGCGCTCCCGGTTTTGCAGCCGTGGAGCGTTTCACATTCCGTCAGCAGCTCCGGTCCTGCAGCACGATGAATGCAGCCGTCCACACCGCCGCCACCCAGCAGCGACTCGTTGGCAGCGTTGACGATGGCGTCCACCTTCATTTTCGTGATGTCATTTCTGACGATTTGAAGCGGCATGATTCTATCCTCCGTCCTATCAAAGCGGCATCGGTGTCCGGGCGATCAGAATGACCGCCAGAATCGCGCCCACAAATGCCGCTGCCCCTACGACCGCCAACACCTTTTTGTCGAGCTTCTTCTTCGCTGCCTTGCCAATCAGCGCAGCGCAAGCCATGCAGACAGCCGCAGCAACAAGCGCAATGCCCAGCGTTTCCCATAGCCAAGAAAGTTCATGTAGGATTTTCATGCGATCATCATCTCCTGTTCGTTAAACTGGAATTTATAGTCCTCTCAAAACCAATTTGCTTTTTCTTCTCGAAATACGGGAATATCACTATCTCGATATGGATTGTAATTATGAAGATTGCAACCAAACTCTTTTAATGATTTTATTTTGTTATCCTGTGTCCATACAATTAAAGATATTCCGTCAAATTCTTCAACATTTCCATTATTCATTTTGTTTTTAAAATACCACTCCACGATTGTTTGATTGCCTTGATGAAAAAATTGCTTAATCTCCCAGACAAGAACACTTCCGCGTGTATTCCATTCGTCAAACCAGTGCTTTACCGTTTTGCGGTTTTCATATTTAGGACTCCAACTCTCAGTATATACAACATCATCTGTAAAAATATTGTCAATTCCTAAATCTGCTTTCTTAATCCACATATCAAACCATAATCGGATAATTTTTTCTCTCTCGTTCATAAAGCACCTCCACAACTTCCGATTTGTCTGCCCCTTAAAGTCCAAGTCCTTCAACCCACGCCGCAAGCTCCTGATGCCCGACGTTGCCCTTGAAAACTTTGCCGTCCATCAGCTTTGCGCCTTTGCAGCTCGGCGCAAGGCGTTCGTTCGTCTTGCCAATGCCGCTTCCGCCGGAGGTTGCAAACGGGATGATCGTTTTGCCGCTCAGGTCATAACTCTCAAGGAACGTATTGATAATCGTCGGCGCAACGTACCACCAGATTGGGAAGCCCACAAAGATTGTATCGTAGTCCTTCATGTTGTCCCGCTTCACGGCAATTTCCGGTCGTGAAGCGGGATCGTTCATTTCAATCGTGCTGCGGGCGTTCTTTTCCATCCAGTTCAGATCAGCTTCCGTGTAAGGCACCTTCGGCTCAATCTCAAAGATGTCCGCGCCGATTGCCTCAGCCAGCGTCTCGGCTACCTTTGCAGTCACGCCGGACGCAGAAAAATATGCTACAAGTTTATTACTCATTGTGTTCTTCCTCATCAATCTTTTCATTTCCTTCATTCAGCATGAAGTATAGCAGAGCTTCCAGCAATGTTGCCATATAATGAAGCGACCAGTTTTCTTCCGGCTCTTTTGTCATCTTATCAAGCACGGCTCGAAAAGCCGTGGTACGGTCAATCCTTGTTTCCTCATCAATGCGGTCAAGTATGCCCTTCATTTTCAGGGCGAGTTCTTTTTCCTCGTCAGAAAGCTCCGGTATGCCAAGTAACTCAGATAGTTTCTTGTCCTGCATAATAGCATCGTATTCGATGTATGACTTGTGTTCGGCTGACATCAATTCTTCAAAGTAGTTGATAAAAATATGAACGCGAATGCCACCTTCTTCGTCCGGGGAGAAGCAGACGGTTTGCGATTTTTCTGCAATTTCTTTCAAAAATGCAAGGTCTTCTGAGTCATCGAACTCCGCAAACGGAAGAAACATATTGATTTCCGCGTGCCAACGATGATAGTCCACGATTCCCTTGATATACCCGCGGTGTTGCTTGACAAACGCATCACAGCGTTCCAGAAGATACTCGTAGTTCTTCTTGTCCTCCGGTACAATGATCTTTGGTATCTTGTCCATTGCTTCGGAGTACGCTTTCAGCATACCACAATTAACTGCGCGGTCAAACACCTCATCGCACCATTTATCGTATTCGGCAGACTCGGTTTCCCGGTAATCCTTCTCAAAGATAATATCGTCCATTGCGTTACCCCTTTATGATTTTCTCAAGCTGCATTTTGGTCGCGTTAGGCAGACGTGATTGCAGATGTTTTAGGATACGTTCTTTAGATTCCTGCGGGTCTCAATGATATTACTCATTGCTCATACCTCTTCTTCCTCGATAATTCCGTAGTCAATCAGGACGTTCTCTTCGGCGTACTTCGGGTAGACAATACCCATCATCTCATACCGGTAACGCCTCACCCTGCGAAACGACTTAACCGGTTCCGGTACATAGGCGGCAGTCTCGCAGTGCGCATACTCCGGCATTTCCGCAAGATCATCCCGAACGGCACGGATAAGCGCATCTGCCACATCATCAATGCTTTTGCCGGTCTCCACGGCAACCAGTTCGTGCTTCCGGACCGCCTTGTCCAGATCACCGGGGGAGCGAAACAGCTTATATTTCATATCATTGCCCGTCCTTTCTCTCTATCGTTCTGTCTATTCTTCCTGAAATCTGTTCTTTAGGGACGCAATCATCGCTTGTGCGGCAATGCTTAGATACAAAACTCCAATTTCATAGATAAAGTCGCGGTCGATCACGATAAAGTATTCTCTAACGTGTGTAAAAACCAGTTCCAGCAAGTCCTTGTACAGTGGATCATCAAAGGGCTTGAACCGCGTAAACTTGCTTTTGGCAGCGTCCCATGTCATAGACGCCTCGCCCTCAGCACTGGTCATCGCCTCGCAGAGAATCATGCTGACGCCCATTTTCCCGTTGCCGGTCAGGAGTTCTCCTTCGTAATAGCTGAGAAGGTCTTTCTTGCGTCGGAGCGGAACTACGTCGCAGTTGTCATCCAGCTCAAATGCAATCAGCTCCGCCGCGAGTTCCCGCCAGACCGCATATCCGGCGTTAATGGTTCCGTCCTCTTCGCGGCTGATGGTATCGTCCATGCAATATCGTTCATAGAAGTTGTCTCCGCCAAGCTCGTTGCGGGTGCAGAAGATATGCGCCAGCTCATGCAGAAGAATGTGCTTCAACTCTGCCGGATGACGCGCTATGTCTGTCCGCAGCAGGATCCCGTCCACGCCATCTTCTTTGCCAACGAAAGCGGAAGCGTGAAAGTCAAAATAGCCGTCCTCTTTATATTGATCTGTCAGGCGATCCGGGAAATACTGCTTGCAGAACTGCTCAAAGACTTCCTGCTGGTTTTCCGTCTGAAAGCAGCGCAGCACAAGATTGTCCACTCCGAACTCCGTTCCCAAGCGTTCGTTAAAGATGGAAGCGGCATAGAAAAAGGCTTCTTTATAGTCGTTGTTGTTCATCTAATTGCTATCCTTCATCCTCATTCAGCCCTCCGGTCTGACATTTTTCAGGAAGTCAGAGTGCGGTACATAAGGCAAGTTGAGCTGCCAGCCCATGCGGTTCAGTTCGTTGAGCTTGATCAGCATCAGGTTGATGTTTGTTCCCATTGCAGCCGAGAGCTGCACCACATCGTAGTCCTGCTTCATCAGGTCAATCAGCTCATCATCGTCAATGATCAGGTGTGAGGCAAACGCATTCGCCTCATATTCGTGTTTTGTGCGCATATCGAACAGCACGAACTCCGGGAGCGGTTCGTTTCCTTTGGCAAGATCACGGTGAAAGGTATCATGCCCGATCTCGTGACCGCAAACCATTTGCATGATCAGATACTCCATGTTGGAGTTCAGAAGAATATGCCGCTCTTTATGGCGGTAGGTGTACATTCCGAGCAGATCGTTCAGATTGTCAAGAAAATGGAGATGAATGCCCAGCTCACGGGCAATCTTCAAGGTATCTCTTGTTCCACAGCTTTTGACAATGCTGTTCGCCTTTTTGTATATTTCCTCGGAGCGAATTATCACGGGACCTTCACCCCTTTCATGTTGAAAACAGTCAAAGTAAATCCGTCAAGAAACCGAGACGTAGACAGTTATTCCTCTGCGTCCGTACCGGTCTTCTTGTATTTCTTCGGCGTGTATTTCTCAACATTCCGGGCTTTGGATTCCCAATATATATCCTGCAACGCCTTCATCACCGCATCCTTGTCCTGCTCGGACAGCGTACCGCCCGCAAACAAACCGGACATCCCTTCAATCAGGTCTTTTGCCTGTTTCATGCCACGGGAGCCGTACTGCTCGGATGCCTGAACCACAAACTCTTCGTCCTCGGTCAGCAGATAGTTCACATCCACCTTGAAGTATTCCGCGATTTTTCTGTAAGCGTCCTTGGTACGGGGAAAGGAAATGCCGTTCTCGTACCGGGTAATCATACGCCTGTTGATCCCTAGTGCATCGGCTACTTCCTGCTGGGTCAGCTTCCGCTTCTCCCGTTCAGCCTTGAATTTCTCTCCAAACGTCATTTTGGTAATCACTCCTGTTCACAAAAAGTTTGCGACATCAAATTGCGCAAGTCTATTGACAAAGGCACTTGAAGTGCGTATAATAATGACTGAGCAATCCAACTACTCATAGTATATCCTGAATTGCTCATCCTGTCAAGGGGCATGAGTAGTTGTACACGAAAAAGTTACATCTTTTGAGCAGTTCAAATGGACAGGCATTTATGCTGCCGAAGATCATCCGTACCGGCATACACCGGTATGAGGGAACAGGAGTGAGAAAAACAGAAATGGCTACACAGTACAGAAAAGCATACGTCTCGGTTACGCTGGATGTGGACAAGGAGGGGGCAATCCTCCCTCGCCTTATCTGGTGGGACAACGGTGTAATCTTTCAAATCGACCAGATTCTTTACAAATGCCGCGCCACATCCAAGAAGGTTGGGGGCGGAGGCATCCGTTACACAGTTCAGATTCGCGGAAAGGAGTCATTTCTTTTTCACGAAGGAGACAAGTGGTTTGTCGAAGCAAAGGAGGACAACTGCTCATGATTTTATCCCAGCGCCAACTTGAAGAAATTGCAGCCTCAACAACAAAGGACTTCAATCGGTTCTTTTTCGGGGATGAGGCGGACAAGCCCGACCGATCAGCTTTGCCAACACCCATTGATCAGTTTGCAAAGAATTATCTCGGTCTTCGCGTATCATTCGCCCGTCTCTCGCCGGATGGAAGCATCTGCGGTGTCACTGCCTATGCCGACACTGAGTACAAGATCACGGAACTTGGTATTACGCGCACACTGGCTTTGAAGCGTAATCAGGTCATCTTGGACGAGAGCTTCATTCGATCCGGCAACGTGCAGCGGCTCTGCGCCAAGCGCAGATTTACCCTTGCCCACGAGTGCGCCCATCAGATTCTCTTCCAACTGGAATCGGAAGAGGTAAAGGCTTCCTGCGAAATGAAATATTCCGCACGGACAGCCTATACGCCGCGAGAGCTGAAAACCCGCGAGGACTGGAACGAGTGGCAAGCAAATGTCTTGGGCGCGGCGATCCTGCTTCCTCAAAAAGAGGTTGACCTGGCAATGCGTCGGTTTGCAGAAACGCCGCTGATCAATTACGAGGGGAGGTATTCGTATGGTGATCACTTAACGCTGCGCCTTTTCTGCCGGTTGTTCGGTGTCTCCAAGACAACGGCTTCTATCCGCCTTCGTCAGCTCGGCTACATGGTAGATCGTCCATTCAGTGAGTATGTTGACCCATTGGAGGTGTGGTAATGAAGAGAGCATCCATTCGGGTTCAGGAACCGACGCCGGAGCTGATCGAAAAAATCCGCAGGGCAAGAGTTGCCATTTCCCAGCAAAAGCCCCGATACCTGAAATGTCCCTATTGTCAGCATAATGCCATTGCTGTCTACGAGGACACGAGAGGTCATGTAGAATCCAAGTGCAAGAAATGCGGGCGGATCACAGTCTTTGATGTGCTGAATATGAGAAGACTGCGACCGCGTACCAAGTAAAAACCGGAGGACAAGCCTCTGTTCTAAAATAAAATATATGTCATAGCTGAGCTGTGGAGCCGCCTGATAGGTGAAGTCATCCTAATGCCGCATGAGACAGAGTTTAATTGCTCTGTTTTATCGGCATGGGATTCAAACCTCACCGTCATGCGGCTCTTTTTCTGTCTTCACCCTTCCCGCTGCTCCCGCGCAGCGGAAAGGATGAACAATGAAAATCCCTAAGACCCCTATCGCCTTCGATTACGACCTCTGGACTACGGAGGACGGCAAGTGCATGGTGCGCGTGAAACGAACCGGCGAAGTTTCCGAGGTTGACCGCAAGGTTATGAGAATCCTTCGCGCAGAGGAAAAGCGGATCAGACGCTCGTATGGCTCTGACAACACCTCTGAGGATGAGGACGGCGCAGAGAAAATTTCTGATACCGTGCTGTCCCTTGACGCTATGCCGGAGGACGATGTGAAGTCCGCTGCATGGCTGGCAGACTCCCGCGACTGCATGGAGGAACTGATTACCGCCCTCAAAGAGAAGGAGCTTCTTTCCATTCTGACCGAGAAGCAGCGCGAATTGTATCTTGCGATGACCCGTGAAGGACTGACTCTTCGAGAGTTTGCCCGAAGGAAAGGCATCGGCATCAGAGCTGCATTTGACCTCAAAGCAGCGGTGCAGAAAAAATTTCAAAGAATTTTTTGAGCGGTACTCAACAAACGGCAAAAAGATGTCCGTTGTAAAGTGAAAGGGTCAATCAGACCACTTCACTGCTCCTTGAAAACTGAATAGTTCAGTGCTGCGGATCTTTCCGCTTCTGCGAAGCAACACAGCTTCCGACGCCAAGACCTCCCGAAAGGGAGTGAGCGACCTCCGGAGAGCTATAACAGTCGTGTGGTGCGGCTGCTTGCGACGATGCAGATGCCGGGTATAATGATACTTCCGTCTTTTCTTTGAATGGGCGGCTCGGAGCGATCCTCGGAGGGGTGAGAGTCCCATGATACCGATTGACCATTGGTAGTCCGCAGCATTCCCGGAACTGCAAAGTTCTTCTGGCAGGGGCGCGTGCTGCAAATATGCCGGACAATGAAACAAACCCAAAAGAAACTTACTATATAGTTTCAGGATGAAAACTATGTGGCAGGGTATCTTCACAAGATGCTCTGCCATATCCTTTTGTCCTGAATATTTTCACGAAACAGGAGGTGCTTAGAATATGATGGGCATTGAAACAATGAAAAATGTCAGCCCGAAAACGGTTGACCGAAGCACACTCGTTCAGAGAAGCAGCATCCGGCTTGATCCTGCGGCACCGCGAGAGGACAGGCTGAGGGAGTTCATTAAGCAGATCAGAAATCCCTATTGTTATCTGGACGGAAAAACTGTGGTGAAGATCAGCTTCACCGAGACGGATACGACAATGGAAGATTGTCTGGAACACTATCTGAGAGGTCTTTGATTTATGAACAGTCTGAATCTTTTCGCCCGGTTCTATGGACAAGCGATTGAGCCTGTGGTATAATTTAATCGGTCAAAAAAAGAAGAATACGGATTAAGCCGCTTGCCTTGATGGTCATGTGGCGTTTTCGTGTTCCTCTTCATAAGAGTTGAAGCAAGCCTTCGTCTTTCTGATTTGATGTACCACACCAAACAGAAAAACGGAGGTTATTTTTATGCCAGACAAGGTTTACCGCACGGCGATCTACTGCCGTCTGTCCCGTGAGGATGGAGACAAAGTAGAAAGCAACTCCATCGCCAGCCAGAGAGCCATCTGCGAGGACTATATCGCAAGACATGAGGATTTGGAGCTTGTCTGTGAGCCGTTTGTGGATGACGGTTACAGCGGCGTTTCCTTCAATCGTCCTCAGTTCAAAAAGCTGGAAGAGGCAATCCGCAAGGGTGCGCTTGACTGCATTGTAGTCAAGGATCTCAGCCGCTTCTCAAGAAACTACATCGACGGCGGACGTTACATTGAGAAGATATTCCCGCAGCTCGGCATACGTTTCATCGCAATCAATGATGCGTATGACAGTCTGACCGGTGATCCGCAGTCCGACTCCTTTGTTATCCCGTTCAAAAACTTGATTAACGATTCTTACTGCAAGGACATCTCCATGAAAATCCGAAGCAGTCTGGAAGTCAAGCAGAAGAGCGGTGAGTTCGTCGGTTCGTTCGCCCCTTACGGCTACATGAAATCGCCGGAGAACAAAAACCAGCTCATCGTGGATGAAGCGGTCAGCGAATATGTGCAGATGATCTTTTCCATGTACAAGGACGGCTTCTCCATTGGGCGCATTGCAAAGCGTCTGAACCAGATGGGCGTCCTGTCCCCAATGGAATACAAGCATTCCGCCGGTGTAAAGTTCGATACCGTCTTCAAAACCGGCGATACCGCAAAATGGACATACAAAGCCGTCCAGCGTATTCTCACCAACGAGGTTTATATCGGCGTTCTGGCGCAAGGCAAGCGCGGCACTCCCAACTACAAAGTCCGCGTTGTGAAAAGCAAGGATGAATCCGAGTGGGTCAAGGTAGAAAATGCGCATGAAGCTCTTGTGTCCTACGAGGACTTCATGGCAGTCAAGGTCATGATGCAGCGGGATATGCGCTGTTCGCCCGATCAGGACGAAGCGCATCTGTTTTCCGGCTTCCTGTTCTGCGGAGACTGTCAGCAGCCAATGATCCGCAAGACCGTCCCGTCGAAGACGAAAAAGTATATCTACTACGTCTGCTCCACCAATAAGCACACCCGGACGTGCAGCCCGCACAGCATCGCCGCAAAAGAGGTTGAAGAGAAGGTCTTCCGTGCCATTCATGACCAGATCGAGCTTGTCATCAATCTGGAACACGCGCTTGCGATGATAGAACGGCTTCCGCCTCAGAGCCGTAAGGCTTTCAATTACGAAGCTCAGATCGCCAAAATCGAGGAAGAGATTGAACGGTACCAAAAGCTCAAGCTGGGGCTTTACGAGAACTTCATCGGCGGCGTCATTGATAAATCGGAATACTTCGAGTTCCGCAGCAGCTACACCAAAATCATTGAGGACAAACAGGAGGCACTTCTGCGGGTCAAAAAAGAAATGAAGCAGACGGTGACAACCGGCACGACCGAACGGAACTGGGTAACGCTTTTCAAGCAGTATGAAAACGTCGAAGAACTGAACCGCCGTGTGCTGATGTCCCTTGTTGACCGCATTCTGATTCACGAAAACCATGCAATCGAAATCGTCTTCAAATACAGGGACGAATACCAGCAGACGATTGAATACGTTCTCGGCTATGCCGATGAACTGGATATTGCCGTATAAAGGAGGGATGAGCAAATGGCAAGAAAAAGCAGAAAGCAAATTGCAGTCGAAGAGCCGGTTATCGAATGTGTTTCTTCCGAGGTCTTCTCAACAGCCATCTATGCCCGTCTTTCCGTTGAAAACAGCGGCAAGTCCGAAAAGGTGGATGTCATCGCAAATCAGATTGAGATTTGCAAGTCCTACATTGCAGAGCGTCCCTACCTGAATCTGATAGATACCTATGTGGACAACGGACGAACAGGAACGGTTTTTGATAGACCGGAGTTCAACCGGCTGATGAACGACATCCGCACCGGCAGGATCAAGTGCCTTGTAGTTCGTGATCTCAGCCGGTTCGGGCGTGACTACATCGAGGCTGGAACCTATCTGGAACGGGTCTTTCCGCAGATCGGGCTTCGGTTTATCGCCATCAAAGAGAACTACGACAACTTTGATACGGACGGCTCCGGCGAAAGCCTCATTATCCCTCTGCAAAACATGATCAACACCCTTTACTCGAAGGACATCTCCCGCAAGGTTTCTACTGCGCTCAAAGCACAGATGGAAAGTGGAGAGTTCAAGAAGCGCAATCTCCCGTATGGTTATCGCTGGGATGAAGAACACAGCAATATGGTTTTCGATGAAGAAACCGCACCGATTGTCCGGAAGATTTTCCAATGGAAAATTGAAGGACTGTCCCTTCCTGCGATTGCAGACCGGCTTGATGCAATGAACGCGCCCAATCCGGAGTTTCAGAAGTATCAGGTCGGCGTCCGCACAGGCAATGCTACGGCAAAGAAGATTTGGAACAAGTCTTCACTGACTACCATTCTGGATAATCCCCATTACGTCGGAGATACCGTTCTCGGACGGACGCTGAACGCCATCTACAAGGGCGTCAAGAATCAGCACATTGACCGTGAGGAATGGATTGTTTTTCCCAATACTCACGAGGCGATTATCTCCCGTGAGGACTTCCAGAAGGTACGAGAAATGCGGAACGCTGCTGCAAGGACAAGGGTTGAGAAGATGGAGCGCACGGAAGAAATCCGCGCTACGCTGATCAATCTCTTTGAAGGCAAAATCGTCTGCGCAGACTGCGGCAAAAAGCTCTACTTCCATCGCAAGCGCGTTGACAAGCGCAAGGACGGCGCATGGTACGCCTTCTATGAGTGCAGTTCATCCGTCAAGCGCGGCAATCTCTGTACGCCACACTATACGCGGCAGGACAAACTCGAAGCCGATGTGCTTGCGGCGATTCAGCTTCAAGTCAAGGCGGCTCTCAATTACGACAAGCTGCTTGCCAAACTGAGAAACAGCGAAGGTGAACGCAGCATCCGAGATCAGCAGAATGCGCTCATTACAAGCCTGAATCTGAAACTCAGCGGTATTTCCAAGAAGCGTACCCGTCTCTATGAGGACTTCACGGAAGGCGTTCTCGATGAAGAGGAATACGCCTTTGCCAAGAAAGCCTACGATGAGCAGTATGTCGATCTTTCACGGCGGTTGGATGAAGCGGTTCAGCGGAAGGTAAAGTTTGCCGAGGCAATGTCCGAGGACAATAAGTGGCTCACGCTGATGAAATCTGCCAGCGGCGCAGCAAAACTCTCTCAGGAGTTAGTTGACGAGTCCGTAGAGCTTGTGAAAGTCCATGAGGACGGCTCAATCGAGCTGGTCATGAAATACGGCGATATTTACGCTCTGACCGTTCAGAGTATCAAGGAAGTACAGGAGGCGATGTAAATGAGCAAGGAATACAACATCGGCATCTACATCCGCCTCTCAATGGCTGATGAAGATACCGGCTATGGCAGCAAGGCGGAAAGTGACAGCATCGGCAACCAGCGTATGCTCATCAATCGCTTTCTCGACAATCATCCGGAGTTGTCTCACTGTCAGCGGTCTGAGTTTGCGGATGACGGTTATACCGGCACGAACTTTCACCGTCCTCAGTTCACGCAGATGATGGAGAAGGTCAAGCGCGGCGAAATCGATCTGATCTGCGTCAAAGACTTTTCCCGCTTTTCTCGTGACTACATTGAAACGGGGAACTATCTGGAATGCACTTTTCCATTCATGGGCGTCCGCTTTATTTCCATCAACGACGGCTATGACAGCGACGATTACAAAGGCACAACGGGCGGTCTGGAAGTGGTTATGCGCAGCATCATCTACGCCGCATACAGCAAAGACCTTTCCGTAAAGACCACATCGGCAAAAATCCAGATGATGAAGCAGGGCAAGTATGTCGGTGGCTACGCCCCATACGGCTACGTCCTGCATCCCACCATTCGGAACAAACTTGCCGTAGACCCGGAGGCGGCTGATGTGATCCGTCGTATTTTCCGCGAGGCGCTGGAAGGCAGCAACACCTCTCAGATCGCCCGCAGCCTGAATGATGAAGGCATCCCGACGCCGGGGCAATACTTCAAGAGCAAGCATCCCGACAAGAAGAAGTTCAGTAACATGAGCGAGAAAATCAGTTGGGAAACCGTGATGGTCTATAACATTCTCAAGAACCTTGTTTACACCGGAACACTGGTCAGCCGCAAAATGAAGTCCTGCGGTGTCGGCTCAAAAAAGCGTGTTGTCAATGAGCCGATTATCGTAGAAGGAACGCATGAAGCTATTATCAGCAAGGAAGACTTTGAGCTTGCTCAGAAGGTCATTCGAGGCGGAGGACGGAATCCCACGCGCAAGCAGCATGACTATCCGCTCAAGGGACTCGTCCGCTGCGGTAACTGTAAACGTGCTATGACACGCCGAAAGAACAAGGCTGGCATTCGATACTTCCAGTGCATTCACTCGGTCAACAACGGAAACACAGACTGTCCGGTTGGCAGGAGCTTTCCGGAAATGGATATTGAGAAGGTTGTCTTCCATGCCCTTACTCAGTTTCTTGCTTTGGCACAGAAGGAAGCAATACAGAACCGCGAAGTCGGTGATCTGCGGAAATCTGCCATCAAGGAATGTGCTGATAAAATCCGCACTCTGCAAAAGCAGAACGAGCAGCACAAGGCGTCCAAGCTGAGGCTCTACGAGAAGTATGCAGCCGGAAGAATCACGAAGGAGGCGTACATTCAGCAGAAGGCGGCAGCGGATGTGAAGATTGCTGAAAACGATGGAGCAATCCAGCGCAGTCACGAGCGGATGAAGGAGCTTGACTCCGAGACCGCCTGTTCAGATGAAAAGCTGGATGCGGTCTGCGAACAGTACGCCGACTGCAAAGCTCTGACCTATGAGCTGACCCACGCATTCATTTCTGCGGTCTACATTTACGATCTTGACAACATAGAAATCGTCTGGAAGGTCAAGGACTTCCTCACTACCTCAGAAGGAGAAACCAAATGAAAGTATTTCTTTATATCCGCGTTGCCTGTGCGGATCAGCTTGCGGCAGCAGACCAGCGGGAAGAGCTGGAACGCTATGCGAAGGACAAAGGCTATGAGGTGGCTGCTGCTGTGGCGGCAGACGGCATCTCCGGCGTCCATACGGAAGGTATCATGAACTTCCTGCTGAATGAAGCAAAGCGTCAGGACATCGGTACGATCCTCACCCGCGACACCTCGCGAATCAGCCGGGACACTTCCTCTTTCATGAGGTTTGAGCGAAAGTTCCGGGAGAACGGCATCCGGTTCGAGTATCTGTCCAAGCCTGACAACGAGCTTCCGGTCACTCCGATGATGGAGGCGTTTGAAGCGGCGTATAAGAAACGTCGCACAAAGAACGGCAAAAGAGCATAGAGAAACGCAAGCCGTTCACGGGTGGTTGTCCACCTATGAACGGCTTGTAAATTCTCAAAATTTTTTTAGTCCCTACTTGACACAAGAAGATATGTCGAGGTTAGGGCGAAACTACCTGCAAGTGGGAATGTACACGGAAATGATTTTCCCACAGAAAGGTGTCCG